ATTATCTGGCTGACCCCGGCTTTTAAAGTTTTACGGTTCCGACAGACGACACCTGCGGAGGGGTTGAGATGTACCGTAATTATCAAGGCTGTCCCTGCGAAGTGAGAGCGAGGCCGTGGACGTAAGGGGGCAACGCAGACCAACCAGCGGTGTCTAGGCGTTGAGTAGCAGACTGCGGAGTGGGTTTAGGATAATTCAGCCTTGATGATTGTGAGCGTTACCGCTATGTGGTGAAGATAACCAACAGAGATTTTTTTGGGGGATTAGAATGGAATATTACATCATAAACAAAACCAAAAAGTGGCCTGAAGAATTTTCTCAAGAGGAATGTGTGTTCCTTGATGTAATGGCTGATTCATCTGCCGAAACGATTGTGCGTCTTTGGGGGAGCATGGAAAGAACCGATCCTAAATTTTGGCCGGCCGTATTCTATTCGATTTATGGCACAGAGCGAAATTTGCCCTGCGATATTCTCCGAAACTTGAAGCCTGGCCATAGGATTGATTTGAAAACAGGGAGATACATCGAATAGTGGAAATAACCAACAGAGAATTGGGAGAGGGTGTAGAGATGGAAAAATTGAAGCCGTGCCCGTTTTGTGGGGGAGAGGCTGAACTTATGCGGACAGCTGTAATCGTTGATACTGACAGATTTTCACAGATAAAAGACCGATGGATTGTCAAGTGCAAAAGAGGATGCTGCCGTTCGTGCGAATGGATAGATAACATATGCCACCGTCCAGATGGGGAATTGGTTATTGCCGCAAATGGAGCGAAAGACGCAGTTAAGATGTGGAACAAAAGAGCATGAACCGACACAAAATCACCACATCCCGGCGTGTGGGTGAAGTCTCCAGCAAGTACGGCTACCAGCCCGAATTGTTTGAGCGTGACCTGGAGCAGCACGCAGCTGAGAGCGAAGCGCTGTGGCAGGAGTTCCGTGCCTGGATGATAGAGCGCAAGGTGGACCCGGAGAAGATGCGGTATCTGTTCCTGCGGCTGTGGGAGGAGTTTTTGAAAGGTTGAAAACGATATGACAAGAAAAGAAATTTTAGACTACGCAGAAAAATGTGTATGTACAAATCGCGAACAGGAATATGGAAGTCCGGAGAATAATTTTCGGTGTATTTCTGATCTGTGGAGCGCATACAAAGGCGTGGAGTTTTCCCCTCTCGACGTTTCTATGATGATGGCCCTTCTCAAAATTGCCCGAATTAAGACTGGAACGGCGAAAGAGGACAGTTTTGTGGATTTGGCAGGTTATGCGGCTTGTGGTGGGGAAATTGCAACTGAGGAGTTTTTGAGCGGTTGAACTACCAGGGCTAGGGTCGCTCCCGAAAAGCGGATAGCCTTGCCGCCTGCCCCGGGTCAACATAAGGCAAATGATTTTGATTGAGAGGTGGGGAACGTGTTAAAAAGAATCTATGCTGACTATGCAGCAACAACGCCGTTATGTGATCCTGCCAGGAAGACCATAATGGCGCTATTTGATACATACGCAAATCCCTCCGCAGGTTACCAAGGCGCATTTTTGGCTCGAAACATCATTGACCGGGCTAGGGCTCAGGTAGCCGCAGCAATTCACGCTGACCCAGAGGAAATTTTTTTTACCTCTGGCGGCAGTGAATCCAATGCAATGGCGCTTCAAATAGGCTGGGGAATACAAACCTCTCCCATCGAACATGCTTCCATATTAAAAAACCCACATGTCCAAACCGGAAGCATTCAGGTAGATCATGCAGGAACTATTCAGCCGTTCACAGCCGCATACGCTTCCGTCATGCTGGCCAACAACGAGGTGGGAACCATTCAGCCCATCCGCGAACTGTCAGACAATGGTCAGGAATTTGAAGGGCCTACCGCTTTCCTCCATGTCGACGCTGTCCAGGCGGTAGGGCATATTCCGGTAGATGTGAAAGCCTTGCGAGTGGACATGCTGTCCATGTCGGGGCATAAATTTGGCGCCCCGAAGGGAGTCGGAGCGCTGTACATCAACCGAAAAAGAATCAACACAGACTTTCTGCACCCTCTCATTCCAGGGGGAGGACAGGAGGATGGAATGCGCTCAGGTACGGAAAATATCCTGGGGATTGCCGCTATGGGCGCGGCTGCCGAGTGGGCCGCCCTTCATCTGCAAGAACACAGCGAACACGACCGCAGTCTCCGGGACAGGCTCATTGAGGGGATTACTGCGATCCGTGGTGTGGAGCTTACTGGCCACCCCACCAACCGTACCCCAGGGATTGCGTCCTTTGTCATCAAGGATGTGGAGGGCCAGGCACTGGTGGCGGCCCTGGACGCGGACGGAATTGCGGTGTCGGCCGGCTCCGCCTGTGCCGCTGGACATCCGGAGCCCTCCCACGTCCTGCTCGCCATGGGATATGATCCTGAACTGGCCTTGTGTGCGCTGCGTATCTCCATCGGCTGGGATACCGCTAAGGCCGACGTAGAGGCCATCATTAAGGCCGTCCGCCAGCGTGTGCGAGAATTGAGAGGGCGATGACTAAAGTTAATGGAGTGAGCGTGTCCTGCCGGGTACAGGCTATCCAGTACCATTACTCACGGAACTCCTTATGAGCGCTCCTGAGGCCGTTTCTGGCCCGAGGAGCGCAGTTTTTTTATATCCTTCCACTCCCCTCGCGCAAAGAGCTGAGGATTAAATTGATACAGGCCACGCTCTACTCGAAGAACAGCTTCAAATTTTACCAAATCAGAGATAGCATGATTGATCTGGCTTATTTTCAAGTGAAGTTCTTCTGCTGCCCGCTGCCGCATCGGAGAGCCAAACTCAAAGCAAGGGTCTCCGTTGGCGTAGGGCATCCGACCCATGAGCCAAAGCAACACGGGCCAGCAGTAAAGCGGTATGTTCCGCAAACAAAGCAATCCTTCCAAGTAGAGCTTCAGATAGGCGGGTTCGCTCTGCGGGGCTGAAACATATACGGTAGACATGCTCTTTATTTCCCCTGTTGCATCATCCACTGATACCACTGTCCGCACAGGACGTCCCACACGATCACCTCCCATTCAATTATACCATATCTTGCAGGATTTTCACAACACATATTGCAGTCAAACCCCTCTCTTGTTGCAGGATTCCTGCAAGATGGAAAAATCCTGAATCCGTTGCGGCAGTAAGGCGGAGGTCCTGTTTTGATGGTCAATTTCCCTCTTTTATATTATCGCCCTGTTTTAAGGGACATGATTTGGGATTTATTTGAGGCAGGGGCAATAGCTGGAAATGGAGTTCAGCATAGGGAATTTTGAGTTTTGAGGGTCTTACACCACTTGTAAACCACCCCCCAAAAAAAATTTCTGGCCAGGAAATAACCAGCAATATGCAAGAGTTGAGTCATGAAAATGCGCTTTCCTATGGAGAAAGCGCAAAAAATCGCAAGTATTTTTACAATAAATGGTATAATCCCTGCAAAATGCCATTAACAGTAGCACAGTCTTGCAAAATTGCACAAAAGGATATGCTCTGCTGTTGGGTTTGGCCGGGGATCGCGCCGGGGGGAAGGTGTGTCCAGCGGTAGCCCTCACCCCGGCTCCGGGTGCCCGTCGTGGGAGCATAATAAAAAAACAATGAATATCATAGGACTTTTGTTATAATAATCACCGCTGCGATTTTAAACCCTCGACAAAGAAACCGGGAGAATCATCCCCCGGCCTTTGCTTTACCGTTCTTTTTTCGTGGGTTTATATTGTGCTTCTCCGCTTTCGACGTACTTAATCAGATTGACAATCTCCTGAGCTGTCCATCCCGCACTCTCAAGCGCTTCGATTAGCCTATAATTTTCCTGCATATTCATCCACGTTCACCTCCTTCCTCCTTGCTGGCCAGGACGTCCCGCTGTGCCTGTGTTTCAACTGCCCGTGATACAAACACGGGAACCGTCTCACCTGCGGCTTCTGCGGCCTCCTGAGCCGTTTTAATGGCCTCCAGGGGCAGAGATACCACCCCGGCCTCCTGCGGCCCTCCTGCGGCCTCCTGCGGGGCGCTGTCCCGCTCCATTGTCTCAGTGATAGCCCGGCCTATAAAGGCGTTGGTGCTTTCGCCACAGGCCTCCGCATGGGCTTTAATGGTATCCAAATTACCTTTAGGCATAGTAAGCCCAAATCGGTCATACTTAGCCTTTATATATTTTGTAACCGCTTTCTGCTGTGCCTTTGACGCTGGCATATATTTCACCTCCCTGGGGAGCGCCGATCTATTCGGACACCTCCTCCATTATGATCGTATTATACCACGCTTGTCTATTAACGTCAATACATAAAATGCACAATATATTAGCGTTAATATTGGCGACTATGCCTATTGATATATTAACGCTAATATAGTATAATACATAATGTCAGGAGGGGAAACCCGATGGACAAAATAAATGCCCCGGTGATGGAAGCACCGGGGCGGGGAGGTGAACACATGGTCCACCGTGGCGGAAAGTGGTGGTACAAGGGCAAAGCCTTTGATACTCTCCACGACGCGCTGATAGCCGCATGGAAACAGCGGTAAACAGCACACCGGCGGGGGCCGGTGAATCTAGTATACCGGCCCCCCTGGTAAAAGTCAACTACTTTTTGCGTTGTCCCGCTCGATAGTCTCCGCAATGGCCCGTTTGATAAAGCCGTTGACGCTCTCGCCCCGGGCTTGTGCGTGGGCCTGGATGGTGTCTCGCTGGCCCTTATACAATCTCAAAAGCACCTTGTCATAGCTCTTATCCTCATATCTCTTAATGCTGGCATAGCTATTTTTCCCGCCCATAAAATACCGCCTCCTCTTAATATAGTATACCTGTCTGTCCTTTAGATATCTATATACTAAATGCACAAAATAATATAGCTATCTTTGTGCAGCATCACATCTTGAAATATAGCTATCTATATGCTATTATATACTCACAGCAAGGGACAAGCCCCTTGTGAGTACACCGGGTAGGAGGTAGAAAGGATGGAACAAAGCATGACAGCAAAAGAAGCGGCCCGGCTCATTGATTGGCTTAAAGCCCACGGTCACAGCGCAGAGGACGCCACGGATTGCATTAAGTACATCGCAGCCACCCAGGAAACCAGCGATAAATAAAGATAGCCGCCCCCGCTCAAAGGTAACGACTATCTAGCAGCCCAGATGAGGCGGTTCAGAGCCTACCATCTAGCCGCCTCCATAATAACACAAGGGCCGGACGAAAGTCAAGCCCACGACAGGCCGACAGGCCGGGAGGGAAAGAAAATGTTACTTAAAATGCTGAATGATACCGATTATGTGATTCAGGAGTGCAATCAAATCATTGCACATATTGGGACTATCGACGTGGTTGCACCGCTGACCGATAATACTGTCTGTACCTATGGAGAGTACAGGGTTACAAACATTTATCCACGTTCTGACAACGTGTACGGCGTTATGTTTGAGATTGAGCTGCCCCACCTGATGATGGCTGACTGACTACCAGCCGAAACGCCTCCGGGCGTCGTGGGAAGTCCACCCCGCGAGGGAAGCGTAAACCGGCAGTAACAGCGTATGAGAGCGCGGCGGGTAGCCGGAAGCCCGCAAAAAGCGCAGCCTGGAGAAGTGCCACGGCTCCAGCGAAAACAGATTAGGCAGGTAGGCCCCGCCAGAGAGGGCCGAAGAGAGTACCGCAACAGTGAGAGCGGAAAAGTTTTTTGAAAACCTTCAAAAAAGCCCTTGACATGGTGCTAGTAGTATGTTATACTTAGACCATCCTAAAGAAAGGAGGTCAAAGACAATGACAGAGGCCGAGAGGCAGGACGCCAAGAAGTCTATGGCTTACGACTTGAAACTTATTTTCAAGGAGAAGCAGGACGAGGAGACCTACAAGGCAACCGAGGCGATCATTGACGCTTATATCGCAGGTATGCAGCAGTAACGGGAGCGGGGCCGGGAATCCGGCCCCACCCCCTAAAAGGAGGGAAACGCTATAGAAACCACCGCAAAGCGCAAGACCCACACGAGCAGCGCAGTAAAAGCCAGGTATAACGCCAAAGCCTACCGGCAATTTGCAGCCAGAGTAAAACCCGACCTATCCCAGCGCATAGAAAACTACACCGCCAAAGAGGGCATCAGCAAGCCCGAGTTTCTGCAAAGGGCGATAGAAGCCCTAGACCAATAAAAACCCGCCTCCGTGCCGCAAACACGTAATGAGGCGGGGCCACCGCAGAAACAACACAAACCACAGAGGCAAGGCCATTATAACGCCTTCTGCCTCCACACGTCAAGGAGGAAATGAAGAGGAAATGAAAATGTATGGATACAGCCCGAAGAGCAAGGAGGAGCGCTTAAAGCTCCGGGAGTTTTACTTGAACGGGTACACTGCGGTGGAGAACACAGACGCTGACTGTGTGATTGCAACGGCTGAGGAAGGCGGCCGCTATCTTCTCCGCATTTTCGACGGTACCGCCGCTTATCCCTGCGTCAACTGCTATTATCGCACGGCGGAGCAGCGGCAGCGGGAGATTGACCGCCACCTCAAGAACCGCATGGAAAGTATCAAGTTCAAGGAGGCCAAGAAACAGGCGAAGAACGCCGCCGGCGCCTATGTGGTAGACGAGAGCAAGCCACATTTTGAGGCTGGCCGGAAGTATTTCATGACCTGGTACGGGGATGATCCCTATGAGCACACGTCGACGATCCGCATTATCAAGAGGACGGCCTGTTTTGTCACCCTGGCGCATGTCTACGGTGACCGGGAGGACGATCCCCGGCGAGTAAAGGTATCCGTCGATCAAAACGGCGAATATCTGAGCTATGGCAGCTTTTATTACTTCCGTGCCTCCTCCTGTGTAAGGCAAGAACCCGCCGAAGAAATATATGCAGAGCAGGACACGGCCACGCAAAGCCCCATTTATGAGGAATTTGTGAAAGAGCGGGACGAGGGCCGCGCCTACATCGAAGAGACCGCCGCCCGGTATCCCGTCAAGGCCGGTGATCCGGTAGTGACTATCCACTGGAGCGAGTGCCCCGCGTTTTATGGCTGGGATGAGGATGATCTGAAGCTGTCCGTTGCCGCTGCTGAGATCATTCTGCGCCACTTTGACCAGCGGCCCACAGATGGATTTTGCTACTACAAAACCAAATTCACGGTCGATTACACCGAAAATGGAAAACCGTGGAGCTTTACCGGCCGGTATGACCTGGGAGACGATATCGGCGGGCTGATTGCCTATGTCCGTCTTTATGACCCTGACCTTTCTGACCTTCTGGAGGCCCATACAGCCGCCGGGCGGGTGGTGTCGGTAACCGTTGCCCCATGGGTAGAGGAGGCCATCAAGGCCCGCCGGGAGGCTTCGCAAAGGCACATGAGAGAGACTATGGAGACGCTGGAAATGCTGACCGACGAGCAGCTGACCGCCGCCGTGCTGATTTCTCCGAAGGACGACCCGGATGTAGCAAGGTTCTTTCTCCAGGAGCTTTCCAGACGGGACGTCAAAAAGGCGTTGCAGGTTCTGCGGGCCTGGAAAGAGGGCCTAGGCCCTGAAGATATCGACCGGATCGCCTAGCCTATACAGAGTACCTGACCGCTGCTTGACACTCCCCACGGCTAAAGCCGGGGGGGTGTCAACATTCCCGGCGTGAACTGCGCCGACGGCACAGTACGCGGCGGCTCCACCTGCGGCCTGTTCTTCTGCCTCGAGGCCCTGAATGAGGCGGCGGTATGAACAAGAACATCGTCGTTCCCTATGATAGCCTGGAGGATATCCTAGGGCGCCTGACCTGCTTCTCCGCTTTGCTGGAGACGATCCGCCTCGCCATGGACGACGGAGACAAGATGAGGGCGTGCTGTTCACGGCGGCTTATGTGACGGCCTTTGAGAAAATGCGGGAGCATATCCAGAGAAAGCAGCTTCCCCCGGACAGGGCCGCCCTCACGGAGGCGAAGCTGAACAACAGCCGGGCGCGGCTGGCGTCCACATGGCTGAGGGTAGGTTCCATGGTGAGTATCCCGGAGTACAAGGACGTGTGCGCTCACTACGCAAGCTCCGTGCTGACCGGCGGCGAGGCGGTGCTGCCGCTCCCCGAGGTCCGGGAACACCTCTATACCGCCGCCCAGGTGGGAGACATGCTGGGCATCAGCGGCAACGCCGTGGGGCGGCTTGCCAACAAGCATGGGCTGAAAACGCCTGAGTATGGTAAAATGGTCTGGGACAAGTCGCCCAACTCCCCCAAACAGGTGGAGACGTTCCGGTACAATCAAAAGGCGGTGGAGAAGCTGAAAGCCCTCTCCGCCTGAATAGAAAGGAGCCCCCTATGACCATAGAGCAATTCACCGCCGCGCTGCCGGCCTACCTGGGATTCTTCCAGGACAAGTCCCCCTGCACCCAGGCACTGAAGCACTACGCCCTGGAGCTTTTTGTAGACTTCGTATCCAAGGAGTACCCCGAGCAAGAGCTCACGCCGGAGGTGGCGCTGGCCTTTCGGCAGACGCTGTACGGGCTGGAGCCCAACACAGTCACCCAGTACATGAAGCAGGTCCGGGCGGCGTTCTCCTTTCTGCTGGATGCCGGGCTGCTCACGGGAGAAAACCCGGTCCACAGCAAGTTTGTGGGGCAGGAGCGATACAAGCCCTATACCTCCCTGCTCACCGAGGCAGACATCCAGCGGCTGCTGCGGGACGAATGCCCGGAGATGATGCGTGGGCCGGTATATCTCCGGGCGCGGGCTATGACGCTGTTGTGCCTGACCTCCGGCCTGCGCCTGGCGGAGCTGATGGCCCTAGAGCCCGCCGACCTGGACTGGGAGGGGGGGCGTGCCCTGGTCCGCAGCGGCAAGGGGGACAAATCCCGCCTGGTCCCCTTCCACGTCATTGCCCAGGAGGCGGTGGGCCGGTATGCCAGTCTAATCCGGAGGGGCTGCCCAGAGGGCATGCCCCTGTTTGTGCAAAAGAAAAAGGACGGCAGTTTTAAGCGGCTGGCCACACGCACGGTACAGATGAACATCGCCAGCCTTGTGGAGGCCATGACGGGCCGGACCGACATCTCCCCTCACGCTCTGCGTCACTCGGCGGCATCCTGGTGGGTATCCTACGGGGTGCCCATGCGGGAGGTCCAGGCTCTGCTGGGCCATACCAGCATCTATACCACTGAGCGCTACGCCGCCCTGGTGGCCCCGGACACCGCGCCCATTCGCAGCGCCAACGCGGTCATGACCCTGGCCTTCGGCCAACCGGCCTCGGTGGAGTACACTTCCGCTGTCTAAACTACCCGTCTTTCTCGGTGGAGTACACCGCCGCTGTCTAAACTACCCGTTTCCCCTAGAATTTGACACAGTTCCCCCCTCTGTGATACAATCAGCAAAACGGACGGAGGTGGGAGCTGTGCCCAATAATTACCTTTTTTGGGGTGTTCTGATCATACTGGTGGTTCTGCTGGTCATCCACCTGCTCTCCCGGTATGAGAGTCTGCACCCTCCCCGGCGCAGGTCTGCACCCCCTCCGCCCCAGGTGGAGCAAGTCCCCCCAGCCCCTCCGCCCCCGGCCGAACCGGAACCCGATCCCGTGCAGTCCCCGGAGGACCTGTTCTGCCAGCCGATCTATGAGAAGTATGTAGAGGGGCGGTTCAGCCACCTTCTGGCCATCGCGATCCAGGGGGTAGTGATGGAGCAAAGCGCCGCGGTAAGTGTAGTAGAGAAGGCTCTGGGTGCCCGGAATGCCTACCGGCAGTCCGCAAAATACCTGGACTACATGTTGGAGGCGGGCGTCATTGCAGAAAACCAATATGGAGACCGCCGGGTGGTCATCACCCCGGGGCAGGCGCGGCAGATCATCCTCCCCCAGCTGATGGAGTATCCGGCGGCGTGGAGCGTGTCAGAGGTGGTGGAGCAGCTGCGGAAGGATATCGCTTTCATGCTGTCCGACTTTTGGACGGGAGTAGATACCATGAGCGGGACGGAGTTCGAGGCCTGGTGCATGGAGCTGTTGAAAAAAATGGGCTTTGAGCATGTGGAGTCCACCAAGGCCACCGGGGACCAGGGGGTGGATATCCTGGCGGAGAAGGATGAGGTGCCCTACGCGTTCCAGTGCAAGTGCTACGCCACAGATTTGGGAAACACCCCGGTACAAGAGGTCTATGCGGGTCTGCGCTACTACCACCGGAATGTGGGGGTAGTCATCACCAACCGGTATTTCACCACTGGAGCTAAAGCCCTGGCCAAGGCGACCGATGTTCTGTTGTGGGACCGCGACCGGCTCAAGCGCATCATCCAGGCTACCGAGAAGCAATGAGGACGCTCCAGCGTCCTCATTGCTGTTGACTGGCGGCGGCAAGAGTGGTAGAATCTGGACAGGAAGGGGGATGCATGATGGCTATGCTAACATGCCCGAAATGCGGGCAGGTACAAATGAACGAGGTGGGCCAGCCCTGCATCAAGTGCCGCACCATTTTGGGGACGGCGGCAGGGCCAAGCGAAAAACCTCAAATCCACAGTACAGCGGAAGGGGGTGCGCCGTCAAGGAGGCGGTGCCCTGAATGCGGAGAGATTCTGGACAATCCCCGTTCAAAGTTCTGCCCGAACTGCGGGGCCCGCCAGGATAGCGCGCCGCAAAACCCGGCCGATCATGTATCGGGCAGCAGCAAACCGGCTGGAAAGCCGGAGAAAACAAAGAAGAAAATAGCCCCTGTTTTAGCGGTTTTGTTTTTACTCGTGGGGGCTGGAATCGCTGCATGGTGGTTTTTGTTTTCCTCTGTGGAGGAGGTAACGGTGGACCCTGAGAGCTTAGAGTTGATCGAAGGAGAAACGGTCACTATTGAGTGTGTTTTTTCGCCCAAGTGGGCTTTCCCTAAAAACGCGGAGTGGATGTCCAGCAATGAGAGCGTTGCAACTGTCGATGAAACAGGAAAAGTTACAGCAATCAAGAAAGGACTTTGCGCTATTATCTATACAGCCGATGGGATGACAAGCGGATGTCATATTACGGTCAAAAAAGACGGGATAGATTTGGCTGAAGTTTATAAGGCCATTGGAGGCGAGGGATATTATTGTAAACTTGCCAGGGATGAAAGTTACTTAATGATTGATACAAATCCAGAAGATGAAGAATATTATTTGAAGGAATCAGTAGGGGCGCAGTATGTAATAAAAGCAAATATGGAATTGAATCTTCCAGAAGCTGTGACAACAAAAATGGGACAAACAAGGGCTTTAGATGGCCGTCAGACAGAAACATATGAAGATATTGAAGTGAGTTGGACCTATCACCCTGATACCGGTCTTGAAGTGCTGTACGAAGTTCGGTAAAAGAGCCCCCGCCCTCCGTTTTTTGAGGGCGGGGAATTTCATCATGTCCCCATATTAAGCCCCACCAACTGCAAGGTATCGGAGAGGGGCCTGTGGAGCATGTTGGAGCCAATGGTGACGCCGTTCATGGTAACGCTGTGGTCATCGGAATAGTTGCTGACGGCCGTGGGCGCGGAGGCGGCGAGGAGAGAAGGGGCGGCATAGTCCTCGGTGGTGAGCAAGCCGTACCGGGATTTATACTCCTCCAGCCCGTCGTTCTGCACGTCAGGGAGGGAGAGTCCCCTGGCGGAGTAGCCGCCGGTCTGCCAGTCATTGTTCCGGCCCTCATAGGCCCAGGGCTGCACCTTGGTCTCCCATTCGGAGTAGTCAAAGATATCCCACCGGCTGGTGGCGTCGTCCCATACGGCTCCGATCTGGGCCCCCAGCCACTGATTTTCCTTGTACAGATTATTTCGCTCCTCGTCGGAGGCATAGGGAAACGCGTGGGTATTGGCCAGCATCCGATCAATGATCTCCCGGCGGGTCATGCCTGTATCTCCAACGATGCCGTCGGAGCCGCCGGCATCGGGATCAAAGCCGCCCCCCGCGGTCACATCCTCCAGCACATAGCCCAGCTGCCGCAGCAGTTCGGTCACCCGGTCCACCTGGCCCGCCATAGCGGGGGTGCCATACTTGGCGATGTCGTTAAGAATCTCGCTGATATCCCGGGCGGGAGTCTCGATGCTCCTCTGGATATCCTTCCAGGTATCCATCCACTGGTCATACTGTTTTTCGGCCTCTTTTTTCCGGGCCTCGGCGGCCTTTTTCTCCTCCTCCAGGGCCTCCAGCTGCTGTCGGTACTGCTCCTTCAGGGCGTCGTAGTGGTCTTCCCATGCCTCCTTCTCCGCTTCTTTCTGGTCGATGAGATTCTGAATATAGTCCTGTCTGGCCTGGCTCTCCCGTTCAAAGGCGTCGATCTGCCGGCTGATGGCGGTAATCTGCTTTTGAATCAGTTCTTTTTGCCGGTCCAGCAGCTTTTTCTGTTCCTCCAGGGCCTTAATCTGCTCCTCCAGCCGCTTGACAATCTGCTTGTGAGCCTGTTCTTCCTTGTAGTCCTGGAGTTCCTTCTCGGCCTCCTCCTTGGCCTTCTCCGCGTCAGTCAGGGCCTTTTCCGCCTTAGCGACGGCCTCCTCGTCCGCTCTCCAGGCCCACACGCCGTCCTTTAGGGTGTAGATATTCCGCTCATTCCGGGCGGTCTGGAGGGCCAGCAGGGCATCTTCCACGGCTTTCTGTGCCTCCTCCACCGCCAGCTGTTTCTTCTGGAGGGCCAGGGCCTCCTCCTCCCGTTTTTTCTGCTCATTCCAGGCGTCGTTGACCCGGTCCAGCTCCTCATTCAGCCCGTCCAACTGGTCCTGTATCCCGTCGATCTGGTCGTCCAGCCCAGGCACATAGGCCCCAATGGTGCCGTCCGGGTTTACCGTGTAGTATCCGCTGATCTGGTCCTCCAGGGCCTGTTTCTGCTGGTTCAGGGGGTCGGTGATGGCCTCCAGCCGTTTTTTCTCCGCCTCCAGCTGGTCGTTGAGCTTGTCCAGGGTGTCATTAATGGGCTTTAAGATGCCCTCCAGCTCCTTGTCGTACCGGTCCAGCACGTCGTTGATCTCGTCCATCTGGTCCTGAATGCCCTCAATCTCGTCTCCGATGGCATCAATATCCTCCTGGACCTTGTCGAAGATATCGTCAAAGGCCCGTTCCAGCTCGTCCCACAGCCCTTCCTGCAAATCCCGGACAGCGTCCTGGTCCTCCCAGATTTGGCTCTCCAGGTCCTGGATGTCCTCATCCAGGGCGCCGGCACTGTTTTTAGACTGAAGAAGGGCCATGGTCTCCCGTGCCTTTTGGATTCTCTGGGCGTAGAGCTCAATCTGCCTGCCCACCTGGCCTGTGGTCCGTCCCAGCGCCTCAATCTGGTGGCTGCTCTCGTCGATGTAGTCGCGGAATGCGTCGGTGAGGTTTTCATAGATGGAGCGGATGGCCTTGGCATAGTCCCGCCAGGCCTGCTGCAAATCTCGGATAAGGGCGTCGTTGTTCTTCACCCCCTGCTCCCGGTAGTACTCGGCCAGGGCGTGCACCTCGATCTGCATTTGCCGGTACTTCTCCACCATAGCGGCATCATCTGCGGCGATCTGTTCCATAGTGCGGGGGTTGTCGGCCAGGTCCTCAAAGTCCTCCACCGTCTGTTTGTGCCGCACCAGCAGGCTGTCCGACAGGCTCTTGTAGATGTCCTCGATCTCATCCTCCAGGCCGTGGTACAGGAGCTTGATCTGGTTGACCTCGTCGGAGGCGGCGCTTTTTCCCCGGGCGATAAACTGTTTTTCCAGGGCCAGCGCCCTGGCCTGGAGGTCCCGAAGGTTCTTGATCCGCTGCCTGGAGGTATCCCCATCGGACCGCTCCAGCACCTGATTGGTGCGTTTGGCGGCGTCCTCCAGTTTTTTCAGGTTGTCGATCTGGGTCTCATACCAGCTCTTGGACGACCCGCTGCTCTTAGCGGCCTTGGAGGCTGTGGACTTGCCCAGGTTTTTCAGGCTGGCGTTGAAGGTATCCAGAACCTTCTCCCACCCTTCTCCAGAGCCCCCGGTTTTCATAGCGCTGATTCTCCCGATATTGGGCATTTTCAGCAGCCGGTAGGCGTTGGAAATCTGGACAACGGTCTCTCCGGCCTTTTGCAGCATGTCGTCATGGGTGCTGTAAAATTCGTTGCGCACCTCCCGGAAAATATCAATCCGGTCGTTCGCACCCTTCCGGACCAGCGTTGTCTCCGCCTTCTGCTCCGCCTCCTCGATGGCCAGCTTCAGCTGGGCGAGGGTCTGGTAAGCCCCCGCATCGATCCCGTACTGCTCCGCCAGCGCCTTCACCGTGTCGGCGTTGCCCTTGAGCCAGGCGGTGTAGAAGTCCTTTTTGTCCATCTCCTTTTCCAGCATGGCATTCCGGTAGTCCTGCACATCCTTCTCGTAGGCGATCTCCAGGGCCTTAGAAATCTCCTCCTGGGTTGCCATCCCGTTCAGGGCTTTCAGCACCACGTCGTTGACCGCGTTGCCATACTTGCCCAGCAGCCCCACCAGGGTGTCGAAGGAGAGTTCCCCGTTTTTCTTCAGCTCCTCCTGGGCGCTCACCACGTCCTGGGCCTGCCCGGCGTATTTTTTCAGTTGGGTGGCCACCTCGTCCCACTCTTTGGCCTCCTCCTCCTGGGCGTTGGCGTTCTCCCTGGTGGCGTCGGTGTTTTCCTGGGTAGCCTGGGTGGCCTCGGTGAAATATCGCGCCAGGGTGTCCAGCGCCCCTCCGTTCTCATCCAGCAGCTGCTTGAGCACCGGGAACCGGTCGATCAGGCTCTGCACCTCCTGGGCGGTGACCTTCCCGTCCCCCTGTATGGCGGACAGGGCCTCGTTGAACCGGGTCCGTTCCGCCTCCTCCATGGCGTCCACCAGGCGATTCAGCTTTTCCGTCAGGGCCTCGGCGGGGTTGGTGGCGGCCCAAAGGGCGTCCGCGATCCCAATCCAATAATCCTTCTGTTCCTGTTTCTCGTCTGAAAGGTTATTGGCGTTGGATATGAGGTCATTATAAACGTCGTTTGCCACCGCCTGGTAGCCTTTCAACTGGTTGTCCAAATCCTCCATTTTACGTTTTTCCCCGTCGGTCCAGGTGGAGGCGTCCGGTTTACCTGCCAAAAACTTTTCTTTCTCCTGGTTAAGCCAGTTCAAATTGTCCATCAGCAGGTCGGCGGCCTCCTGAAAGCCCTTCCCCTGGATGGAGGACAGCACATTATCCTCAAAGGTGTCGGTAAAGCCGGCGGCAAGCCGCTTCCACCAGCTCAGGTCCGCCCCGGAGAATCCCTTCTCCAGCGCCTCCTGGGCGGCGGCGTCCAGAGCCTCCCGCTTGGCCTTGGCGATCTTCTCCTCAATCACCAGCTGCCGCTTCAACTCCTGGGTCTGCTCCTTCAGCTTGTCCAGCTCCTCCTGCTCCAAAACGGTGAGAGAACCTTTGCGGTTGAGCTCATCCATCCGCTCCTGGGCGGTCTTCAGCTCCTCCTGGAGGCTCTCCACCTTGGCGGCGCTCTGCTCATACTCCTCCTTGGCGTCCGCCAGGGCCTTGGCGGCCCGAGTGGCCCCCTTGGCGAAGTGCTCGTAGGCGGCGGCGAGGGTGCCGACCACCAGGATCACGATCCCAATGGGGCCCAGGATGGCTTTCAAAGAACCCAGCAGGGCGGTAGCCCCTCCGGCGGCGCCATGGGCCGCGGCGGCCATACCGGTGTATGCTGCCGCGCCGGCCTTTGCACCGTTGATCATGTTGGGGATGATCCCTTTTATCGCCGTAAAGGTGGTGAGGAAGGAGGCCCCCAGCGCCTGCATCCCCGCGGTCTTCGACAGGGCCCGCAAGGCCACGTTCAGCACCACCAGGGCGGCGGCCAGGGCCCTGATCCGCCCCGCCGGCGTATCGGCCAGTTTCATCATGGCGCTGCCCAGGTCGAGCATCCCGATGGCCAGGTCGGTGGCCTTAAAGCCCTCTATAAACTGGGCCCACTGTGCGGTGAGCTTCTTGCTCTTGGCCTCCCAGCCTTTGAGGTAGATATCCAGCTCCCGGTCGGCGCTGCCCACGCTGTCCTTGTAGGTCTCCAGCATCTCGGTATACATCTCGTAGTTAGAGATCAGCGCCATCAGCTGGTTAGAGCGCACCTTGCCGCCCAGGGAGGACACCACCTCCTGCAATTCCACCTCCGAGATCAGCCCCTTGCGGTACTTCTCAGACAGCTCCCCGATCACCTCCATGGGGTTGCGCAGGGCGGCCACCCCGTCCTTATACTCCCGGGTGGCGATGTTCAGCTCATTCAGGGCGGCGGCAGTGCGCTGTATCTCGTCCTCGCTCCACCGCTCCCCGGTCTCGGCGTCGATCTCGATCTCGGTTTTCCCCTGGATATTGAGGATGAGCGCCCGCAGGGCCCGTGCGGCGGAGTTGCCGCTCTCCTGGGTGACGGCGGTGATGGTGCCGATGGCGGCCACCGTCTCCTCCACCTTCATGCCCGCCTGGGCGGCCAGGGAGGACACGATGCCCATGCCCCCCGCCATTTTCTCCACCGAGGTGGCGAACTGGTTGCCGATCTCGTTGGCCCCGTCCAGCACCCGAGTGAGCTGGTCCACATTGCCCTCGTACTTGTAGGCGGCGTCCACCGCCAGCAAAAACTTGTTGGCGGTCTCCTCGCTCACGTTACCCACCACCTGGGTTTTGGCGGACAGCTCGCCCAGGGCGGCGGACAGCCCCTGATAGCCCGCCTGGGCCCACTTGGTCACGGAGGAGAGGTAGTCGGAGGGGGTGGAGCCCAGGGCGGAGGCCACCTGAAAGGCGTCCTCCTTCATCTTGGCCATCTCCACGTCGCTGGCTTTGGTGACCTTCTGCACCGCAACCAGCTCCTTGTTCATAGCCTTCAGCTCGTCGGTGGCCTCCCGCAGGTGCCGCACAAAGGGGCGGATCATGTACTGGTTCAAGGCCCCCCACAGGGCGTTGTAATTGGTCATATCCTGAATCGGGGTAGGGAGCATCCAGTCCGGGCTGTTCAGGGCCAGGGGGGGTTGGGGCAGCCGGAAGGCGTTCTGCGCCGTGTTCTGAAACCCCTGTGCGGACTTCTGCGCGGACTGGAACTGCCCCTCGATCTGAGTCAGCTGGGTCTGAAGGGGCACCAGCGCGGTGGACTGAAACGCCAGGATGGAGGAGGCCGCGCCCTTCGCGGCGTCTTCGGCGGACTTCTGAAAATTTTTCAGCCCGTCCACCTTGATGGTGACGCGCCTGCGGTTCAGCTTGGCCACCATCTTGTCCAGCTCGTTGAGCCTGTTCAGCGCGTCCTTGTCCCCCTCGGTTTTTACCTTTAACGTTACGATTTCTTCTGCCATATTTTTAGCTCCTTTTCAAATGATTTTGATTTGTATTGCCTCACTTCGAAAGCGATGCTATAATGAATTGTAAAGGGGGGTCTCTATGGGATTAAAAGATTTTTTTAAAATGTCCTCCGATCAATGGGGATTGCCATCGGAACATTTAGAAGGTGTCCCCGGATGTCTTTACAAGCAGAATATCGCGCTAATTACCCAGCAAGACAGGCAGCTTATTTCTATCCAAATTGGAATAGAAGGTAAAGAAATTGCACTTCTGCCGTTTAACCAGCTTGTCCAAGTCAATCACATTGTCTGGGAAAAGACATTCACGCATAAACGCGACCCTGTTTCCGAGGCGTTTTGGGGAGGGGTGATTGGTGGTCCGGCTGTTGGGGTTGCCAGCGCCATGGCCGCGCAGGGAAACCCCAGATTAGAACATGTAAAATATAAAAAAGCCTTAGAAATTAGGTATCATCCGGGAAATAACCCAAGCGCAATCAACTACATTGTGGTAAACCCGGTACTTTTGACATCCATGGTAGAGCAATGGGCGCTAACGCTTGCCCGCTGCGCTGGGCTGCCGGAACCACGTCATATACAGCCGATTAAGATGGATGCCGGGCCCACATATCTGTGATACCAGCCTATCTTGTCCTGAGCAGATCAAAAAATATAACGGGGCTGCGGACGCAAAATTCCCTGCGCCCACAGCCCCAATTGGCTCTTATCATCCGCCCAGTTGCGGAGACGTTATGTTATTCTGTTTCACCCAATCACCACCGCATTGCTCAACCCATACACCCACTCAATGGTCACAGTATCCCCGGTCTGAGCCCCGGCCAGTGCGGCCAGATAGGGCAGGTCCAGCACGGTCTCGTCGTAGGGCTCCCGCACTCCCATAGTCGTGCCGTTTGGGGGTGTGGCCACCACCATGGTGCGCCGGCGGACGCAATTCTGGGTGGCCTGGGAGATCAATCGGTTAATCCAGGGCTCCAGTTCTCTCAGGATATCCCGCACCTCGTTCTGCCGATTCACAGCTCCTGCACCTCCAAAATATCCCAGCCCTTGGGGCAGGGGGCCTTGAGCCGCGCGGCGTCTGGACTCTCGGCCTCCACGGTAGCGGCGGCCCGCCCCCCGGAGGGGGTGCGCAGGGTGAGGCGGTAGGTTTTGGTCCTCACGTTGGTTTTCAACATAGTTTTTCCCTCCTCTGTGCAGATATCAAGCAGACTGTGGTTGACAAAGCAGGGGTATGTGGGTATAATAAAAACAAAGGGCGCTGTTACTGACGGTTAGCCCGTATCAATCAGTCATAGACACTACGCTGACTGCTCGTGCCACCGGGCAGTCAGCAAGCTTTTGGGGCGGTGAGGAGCAGAATCATAACGACAATGCCCAGGCTCACCACGAAACGAAAGAGAATCTTTCGCCAATCGTTTCCCATCAGCAACCACCTCCTCCCCTGGGGACTTGCCGGGAGAAAATGGGCCAACCGCCTTTTATGTAACAGCGCACCTTCGTCCCCTCTGGCTGAGGGGCGTTTTTATTATATCATCGCGCCGTATTTTGTCAATTCCTGCCGCCTGCCGGGCGGCGTTTGTATCAGTCAGCTTTCCATATCCAACACTTAGAATTTCCATTGCTCATTTTAGTTTGGCCGGCAGCGTTAAAAGTTATGGTCCGTCCAGAGACGGAGACTGCATACCCAAGACCAGCAGGAAAGGTTACCGGATTTTCCGTATATACATAGGTTGATCCGCTAGCCGTTTTCCGCACCAGTGTGGCTGTACTCCAGGCATTGGATAAGAACGGGGATGTGGCATAAATAGAAGATATTGCATCGTCTCCACCTGAGAGATCATCTATGTTTACCCTAGTGTTCCAAATAACCAAACAAGCAATGGAGCTTAAATTATATTGGGATGGTATTGTGACAGAAATAGAGGATGGAGAAGAAGATGTGGGCGGCAAGACAACCGGGTCTAGTTTCGTAGCTGCCCCCCCTATAATCGTCGGATTATTCAGCATCACGCCACCTCCTGAATCACGACATAGACGGACAGGTCAGCAGTGGGGACGGTATCGGCGGCAAAGGTGAGGGAGTCAGCCCCCTGAGCGGTGGCCCGCACGCCGGCGGCGTAGTAAGCGCTCTGGCTGGCGGCGGCGGGGGAGGGGGTAATCAACTGGGTCCCCTCGCTGGCGGACACCCCCTGCACCGCAACGGTCTGTCTCCCCCCGGACCACCCGGCGGCCCTGAGCGTGACCAAAACAGCGGCCGGCAGAGTCCCGCCCGACCCGGTATCTCCGCTGTTGAAGCGGACAACATTATTTTTTCCACTGTCCTGCACATAGTTTGCCCCGGCGTTAGGCGCGAACAGGTTGCCGGTTACAAAATTGTTGGCCGTAGACGCCCCCAGGACGACCGCGGGCACGGTCCCGCCCGGAACAAACGTATTTCCGCTGACCAGGCACTCCTCCCCCAGGTTTTCGACCTCGGTCTGTGTATTCAAAATAGACAACTTGTAGATCCCGCTGTTGTGCCCCACAACGCCCCCTTTGCGCAGTCCGTTCAGGGTGATGGTCCCGCCCTCAAACCTGTTCCCAATCAGAGCCGCCTTCGCCCCGGGCTTGGAGGTGATCGTCCCCCCATCGGAAAACGTATTATGGGAGATATTCCCGCTTGCGGTGATCTGGATGTCTTTTTCGTTATAGTAAAATGTATTGTGAGAGACCTGCACCACCCCCACAACTGGTAGCCAATCGCACCCCAGGGCGATCCCCTTGGCATTGATGAACCGGCAGTTCTCCACAGCGCAGTCCATCACGGCGGTCACTTCCCAGCGATCCTCCCCTGGCCCCAGGGAGATATTCCCGCCGTCTACGCAGATATCCCGCAGGCAGCTGTATTGGGTGATCCCAATCAGATATTTCTCGGCCTCAGAAAAGGGCCCCGCCGCCATACGCTTCAGGATCGTCCCGTCGTCTCCTTCTCCCCGTATCACGACAGATACCATATATTTCCCTGCCGATTCCACCGTTTGGACCGGTCCGCTCAAATGATAGGTTCCGGCCAGGATCAGGACTTCACCGCCATTGGGATACAGGGCGTCGATAGCTGCCTGTATTTCCACCTGATCGTCGGTGCCGTCGCACAGGTAGTCGCAGTCTGCGGCGGACCAGCCCGCGGCGGAGGTGCCCACCACCAGGGAGGCGTAGCGTTTCCCGCCGCCATTCTCCTGGCTGTCCAACCGCTCCAGGGTATCGCTGATGTCGTTCAAATTCTGGGCATTGACCGCCGGACGATTCCCGTTAATCCACCCGGGGTTTTGATACTTCCCATTTACAATCGGCATAAAAATCTCCTTTCGTGGGACCCGACCACCCGGGCGGGTCATTCCTCCCCCGGCAGGGGCGCTTTTGTGGCCAGGGGGAAGTCGTTCACCGAGGTACAGTTGAGCTGCATCGCCCCGGTCTGCCCCACGGGCCGGGAGAACCCGGTGAGCAGATGCCGCTCCACCGGAGCGCCTGGCTTGTCAGAGCGCCGGATGGTCACCAGGCTGTTCTCCACCAGGTGGAACATCTGGCTGGTCTGCACGGTGACGGACTTTTGCAGCACGGTATTGCGCTTTAGGTAGAAGTCGGCCAGCTCCTGGCACTGGCTGTCAGCATAGTAGGCGGTTTCGCTTCTGCGCTGGGTGCGGCAGCCCAGGATATTCACGTTGGTGTCGCTCCTGGGGTCCAGATTGATGGCCCGGCCTTTGGGGATGGGCCCCTTGTCCTCCAGGGCAGTGCCCCGGACAATGATGTCATTGTAGACCTCCGTGTTTTTCACGGTGTAGGTAGCCCCCAGCAAGGTAGTCCGCTCCTGAGAGAGCTGCACCTGTACAGGCTTGTCCGTATCCAGGATGTCCTCATAGGCGGCGTCCACCCGCAGATGTCCTGCCTGGTCGTATCCCATCCACCCCACCAGCATCTTGTTGATTTCCAGCAGCACCTCGGCGTAGGAGCCGTTTTCGCTGTCGCAGCGGTAGGTGTAGGGGGCGTTCAGCCAGGGAACAGTGGAGCCGTCGGGGAGGGTTAGGGTTCGGTCCTTGTAGAAGGTGGTGAACACCGGCGGTACCGCATCCACCGGCAGACCATTCCCCCTGTCTTTTTGCAGCAGGGTAGACACGGCGGCAAACAGGTTTTCCCCCCGATTGATCTGGTAAATTCCCTCCAGGCTGCCAAAGAGGGTGCCGTCCAGATAGGCCCACTTGTCCACCAGGTTATACCGGGCGGTTTTCCGCCCCGGCTCCAGGGTCTCCTCCGGGTCCTTGACGTAGAACACCCCCTGGGGCAGGTAGTAATCGGAGCCGTCTGGGAGCGCCAGCCCCTCCATGAGCCGTATCTGCTGTCCGAACCAGACCTTGTTGATGTTAAAGTCGTACGCCCCATCCAGGTTAGACAGGGTGACGGCGGCCTGTCTTCTCTGCCCGTTCTGCAGGTTGACCGTCAGCTCCCCTTCCTGGATAAAGGCCCCGCTTCTGGGGTTTTGGGGGTTATTGTCGATGGAGAAGGCCAGGGAGCCGTCGGGCTGCAAAAAGTCGAGCCGGGCCAGCTTGAGGAAGGGCCCCTCCAGGGCTTCCAGGTAGGCCGCCCATCTCTCCCTATCGTTCAAGGCTATCACCTCCTTTTGTTAAAATCCGTAAACACCCTGGTAGACTGGGCGGAACGGGATAGCAACTCCTGCAATCTGCCTCTCCCGAAGCTTGGATAACCACCCCCGCCGCCCTCCCAGGCGGCTTTACATTGTTTGCACTTGGGCAAATCGGTTGCTTTTCAATCCGTAAAATCCTTTTACTCCCGCTGGATTTGTGCACGGTATAAATTCATCGCCGTTTATTGTGAAGGAATACAATTTCATCGGGATTCCGTTTCCTGTGGTTCCAGATGCCCCACTATGTCCAATCCGAAGATCGGATACAGAAATAGATTGAGTGCTGATTGTATGTTTTTTACTGTTGATATACACGGTATCTCCGTTGATTTTTATTTCATTGATGCCAAATTGAGGTAAACTTCCGATTTTTGAAGAAGACGAATATCCAACGCATACATACAGGTTCCCACTTTTAATGCTGGCAATATAAGATTTTGTAACAGACGTCCTATCATGGCCGTACAATAAAAAACCAGAATTAGAAAAAGAAATATCAGCGCATTTCACAATGACCGTACTATAGGTTGACACGGAGAAATTCCCAATATAATTTTTTGCACTCATAGTAATATACTCCAACTGGGTATATCCAGCAGGAAGGAGAGATGGCTCGGCCACCTCAAACACCGCCGTCAATTCCCGGTCTCCGGACACGGTAAAGGTGTACTCTGCGTCGGTGCTGACAACGACGTCGCCGCCCGCCGCTGGCCCGGCGGTCAAAACTTTGCTGTCGTAATTTCCGGTGAAGGTATTACTCACAAGGTCATATACACCAACAGTCCCTTGCGGACTGATACATGGAACCAGGTCCATAATCAAATCACCTATATCTGTAGCCGTTGATTGATAAACCTTAAACCCATATAATTTAAAATTTGTGGGATATCTTGGTTCTTGATATTGTGTTTGGGTTGATGATGCGGAAGCTCTATGTGTGTAGGATACATAATTTCCAAACAGCGCAGGGGCATAGGTATAATTCGTGTCATTATTTGAAACTTTTGTCTCAATTGAATTGTCATTTACTTTAAATAGTGATTTAGGCAAATCAACAATTATTTTTGCTATTCCAGATGGTGCTTGCAACTCGTGGTAGTACTTTGTATATACGCTGTTTGAGTCATATCCAAGGCACAGTTGGATTAAATTATTCCCATAATACAGCCTATTGTTCGAGCATCTTCTGGCAGTATTATACCAATAATAATACAGGCTTCCAAAGATACCTCCATCCTCGGAACCGGAAAGGTCTACCGTAATCTCAATCCTTTGGTCGTTAAATGGGTCCTTGTTGGGCATTACCGGGTAGATATATCCGAGATTCGGATTGCTGATATACTCCACCTCCTGATACCCCTCCGGCAGTCCGGAGCTGCCGTTTTCCACCCACTGTCCGAATTGATACCCATCCGCCGCCGTGGCACTCACGGTGACGTGCGCACCCTCTTGATACTGCCCCGCCCCGGTAACGGTACCGCTCCCTGCGGGGTCAACGGAGACGGAGACGGTGTAGGTGGGCTTATTTTCAAACACCAGCTTCTCCCCCAGGTAGGCCCGCTCCACGGCCTTATCTCCCCAGTAGAGCGCCTTGGCGCCCCTGCCGTTCCAGTTCAGCATGGTCAATCCTCCGTCACAACGTAGAGTGTATTGGGTTCTTTGGCGGTCAGGGCGTCAAATTCGGCCTGTGTCAGGCCCTGCATGGCGGAGATATTGCTGCCGCTCACGGCCCCCACGTCCGCCGCCGTCAGGGTTTTCCACTGGGTATCCTGGTTGGCGTCGGTCTTTTTCACCAGCACCTGTTCGGCGTCCCCTCCATCCGGGACGCCTGGCCCGGGGGGGCCCGAAGCGCCCGGATTCCCCTGCGCCCCCGGAGGCCCCGGCACGGCCCCAGCCACCTTGATTCTGTTTCCGTCCTTGTCTATCGCGTAGAGTGCCATAAAAATGCTCCTTTCCAAGGCATAAAAATGCCCCTGTTTCATGGTTGACAAAACATTTGTGGGCCAACCGCCTTTTATGTAACAGCGCACCTTCGTCCCCTCTGGCTGAGGGGCGTTTTTATGAGATCATTGCGCCGTATTTTGTCAATTTCCATTTTCGAGTTGTTATTTGACAACTGTGTGTTGAATGCGTATAATATAAATGCGGAGGGGATAGGATGAAACGGTCCGACTTATTGAACTTGTTTTACAAAAAAGGATGGTGGATATTCCGGGAAGGTGGAAATCACACCATTGTTACCAACGGAGTCGATATGGAGCCTATCCCCCGGCATAGAGAAATCAGTGAGAATTTGGCCAAAGCTATCATAAAACGCAATGGATTGAAATAGGAGGAGCCTCTATGAAAACAGCGTATCCAATCATATTGACGCCTGATAAGTCCGGTTATCTGGTATACGTCCCTGATCTAAATATCAACACCGAGGGCCGTGATCTGGCTGACGCGATTGAAATGGCATCCGATGCCATCAGCTTAACCGGAACGTGCCTTCAGGATACAGGAAAAGAGGTTCCCGCGCCGTCCAAAACGCTCCCGGAATGCGGGGACAATGAAATTGCCACGTTTGCCCTGGTGGATTTCGACGCGTATCGGCGGGCTAACGATATGCGGACGGTGCGAAAAAATGTAACCCTTCCCAACTATCTCAATGAACTGGCCATGCAGGCCGGCATCAACTTCTCCCAGGTCCTCCAGGAGGGGTTAAAGCAGAAGCTCGGCGTTCAATAACTACCTCCCGCCGCCCGCCTGGGCGGCGTTCTTATTTCCCAGGTCCCTTGATGCTACTATAGGCAGTTACTGAACTATTTTCAGCTACTGCCACAAATTTCCCGTCACCATAAGTCACACTAGACCATTTGGTTATACTAGGAAGTATTGCTGATATCCAAGTAATTCCATCCAAGCTATAGGCCGCTTTGTTGCTAGTTGCATAAGCAACTGTTACAAATCTCCCATCGCCGTAGGTTACACTGGACCAACTGGTTGACGCAGGCAATAATGTTGTTTTCCATTCTACGCAATCTAAACTGTATGCAGCCGCGTTGCTACCGTTATTTGCAACCATAACAAATTTCCCGTCACCATAAGTCACACTAGACCAGCTTTTAGTAGCTGACGGAAGATTAACTTTTGTCCAATTAATTCCATCTGTGCTGTAAGCTCCTTCATCTCCGCCTGCTACTATTAAAAATTTCCCATTTCCATATGTGCAAGATACACTTCTGTAAGATAACGGAAGTGTTGTTTCTACCCAATTAATTCCATCTGTGCTGTAAGCTCCTTTATCTCCATGGTAATTACTCACTATCACAAATTTTCCATTTCCATAAGCCACGCTACTCCAGTAACCTTGAAGCGGAAGTGTTGTTTCTACCCAGTTAATTCCATCTGTGCTGTAAGCAGCTTTATCAACATTGTCAGTTGCTACCGCCACAAATTTTCCGTTTCCATAGGTTACGCTAGACCATTTTAAAGCAGAGGGTAACGATGAAGACGCCGTCCAATTAATTCCATCTGTGCTGTAAGCAGCATAACTATATTTGTTTGATACTGCCACAAATTTTCCATTTCCATAGGCACAAGAAGTCCAAGGTGAAGAAGGAATTGTTCCTGCCCACCAATCTGCACCCAAAATATAACCTTGAATAAACATTGCAATTAAATTGCGGTCTGTATTCACGGAAAAAGTGTAAAGCGCTTCTTCACTGACTTTTGTACCATTTTCTTCCCAACTGTCAAATATATAATTTTTATTAGCAATAGCATTTGCGGAAATCATTATTCCGTCACTCGCTAAACCGCCGCTAGAGACAGTGCCTCCTTCTGGTGGCTCTGCGGTAAAATTTATGGTACGCAAGTTATCTGGGACAGTTGAAATAGCCCGTATCCTCTCCGCAAAGTCATTGGCCAGTATCGGCGCTGCTGTCCCATCCTTCTCCCGAATCGCGTCCGCAATTGCTTTTAGTTTTGTCTCCTGAGTACTCAATATGATGCCTCCCAACTGTCCAGAATTGCGGCCTGAATCGCGGAGTTGACCGCCTCTGTGGTGGTAAACCCGCTGTCATTAGTCAGGTCGGAGGTTTTGGACGGAATCGCGGTGCTGGCCGGAAGTGCTCCCACCATTTCCGCCGTATAATCCCCCTGGGCGGGCACCACCGCCCCGGTTCTTCCGTTGAAAGAGTTCACGCCGCCATCCTGAGCGTCCTCGGTCATCTCAAAGGTATAGGGTCCCGCGCCAAAGCCAGCGGGGAGAGTAATCGCCCCTGTTCCGGGGACGGTCACAGCATTTTCCACCCCTGACCCTGCCGGCCCCTGATCTCCCTTTGGCCCCTGTGGCCCCTGTGGCCCGGCGGGACCTGTGGCTCCTTTGGGCCCCTGTGGCCCCTGCGGCCCGGTAGGACCCACAGGCCCGGGGGGGCCTGCCTGCTCATTGGCCACCCCCTGCTCCAGGTGGTTCATATCCTCGGCTCGAATAACCTCGCCGTATACCCATATTTTCGGTGTGTAGCTCAACTTAAATCCCTCCCGATCATCGCCAGTCCGATTTTACCGATTCCAACCACGCCGCTGCTGTCCCCGTTGGAGAACACCAGCCCCACATAGTAAGTCACATCCTCCGTCACGGCCACCGTTTTCGCGGCCCAATCATCCCCCAGCACGGCGGAAACGGTATAATTTCCCGGCTGGGGGTAGTAGGCGACGGGCCCGTAGTACGACCGGACCAGCAGGTCCGTCCCGCCCCTGGAAATAGTGACCACACTCCCCGCCGGGGCGGTCACCACAATGGCTGCCCGGTCCTCAGGGTCTGTTTCCGCCACGTCTCCCGTCCAGTCCCCGTCCCCGCTGATGATGGAGATATTCTCGGTATCTCCCGTCTCCACCCAGGGGAAGGTGCCGAAGTAGGGCTGAGGAACCTGACTGTCCCCGGTCTGAAAGGCCACCGCTGCCCCCGTCTCGATCCGCCACAGGTTTCCCTTCCGGTCCCGCAGAAACTTGGGGTCAGTACTCACCGACAGCGCCCGCAGCCTGTCCGCCATCTCCACCGTGTCCACATAACGGTTGTTCACAAAGTCCACCCGCCCGATATACCCCGTCAGGGTGGAACTCTGGTAGTTGTAAGAGCTGGGCTGCCGGTTGGGATAGGGGGTAAAATTCTGTAAAAGCTGGGGGGCATTGTTGTTGGTGATGGAGTCGGTACTCACGCTGTTGCGGAATACGTGGACCTCCTTCACATGGTAGGCCCCGTTTTCCAGTCTGGTTTTCAGCACCGTCCAATTCCAGAACATAGGGGTAATAGGGTTGGAGATCAGCGGGGCGGACACATAGGTGTTGGCCCCCAGCACAAACAGGTAATAGGTGTAGGCCACCTGGTTACGGAACCCCTCATCCAGCAGGGTGGAGGTCCCAATGGGCAGCTTGGCCACCAGCCGCAGCCGGCGCTCCCCCTCCCTGCGCCGGTAGAGGGCCACTCCGGTGATGGTGTCTCCCACGGGAGTGATGTTGCCTCCGTTCAGCCCCTGGGAAAAGGAGGCCAGAAAACGGGTGTCCAGAGTCCACACCGGCTCATAGGCCAGGTTGGTGAGTAGCTGCTCCAGCAGCGCCCCAGAGGCCTCTCCGGCCAGCACGGTCAGCCACTGGCAGCGCTGCTCTCCGTGGAGTGTGAGGGTGGAAATGTCCGGCTGCACCCAGGTCAGGGGATACCTCACCCGCTTCCAGGCCGCGCTCCCCCCATCCGGATAGAGGTTCTCTGCGGGGAACAATCCCTCCGCCGGGAACAGCCCGCCCGTCTCCACTGGGCAGAAGAAGTGGACCTCCCTAGGGGTAATGACCAGGCGCAGGGGGAGCTGGGGGGCGATCCCCTCCATGGGGACCCGCCACAGGTCCTCCCCGTCCAGGGCCAGCCATGCGGAGCCCGGGGAGACATGAAAGGCCAGCCCCGGCGCAATGGTCACCACGGGGGAGGTCCCACCGGCGGGCAGATAGCCCGACCAGGCCAGCGTCCAGGGGGACTCGATGTTCAGCGCCCCGCTGTTTCGCGTCTCCCAGGTCACGGCAGCGCCGGGAGATAGGTCCAGCACCCCGCCGGATACCGTCCAGCCGCCTGTTCCTGTGCCGGGGATATAGCTCACCAGAGGCCACCGCAGGGCGATCCCCTCCACCGGGTGGCGGCAGGCCTCCACATAGCCCTGCATATCGGATACGGCGTAGGTCACCGTAAAATCCACCCAGCCCGTGTCGGCGTTCACCCCGTTCTCCGTCTGGATCAGGCAGCGCACCCGGTAATTGGTGTCGGTAAACAGCCCGTCGTAGGCTGCCTGGATGTCCCCGGAGCCGTAGATATTCCCGCTGTCCTCCAGGGGATCATCCTCGTGCCCCGCCTCGCACAGCAGCCATCGGAACCAGTCCAGCCCGTCTCCCTGGGGCTGGTCATAGCGGGCGGTAAAGGCGGCCGCCCGCCCGGTGACCGGATTCGTAAAATTTTCAATAGACAAGGCGGGGGCGGTCCGAGTGATGAAATAAGAGGGAGAAATCTGTTGGATGCTCCCCCCGTTCCAGTACTGGGTAATCTGGAGCTTATATCCAGGGGCATACCCGTTCACCAGCCCCGGATTTTGGATATCCACGCTGAAATACCGCGTTTCCCCCGTGGAACTCACCCCCCAGAAGGGGGAGATATCCACCCGCCCGCTGCTGTATACCCGTAGGGAGGCGGTGGTGTTCTGAAAAATCTCGATCTGATACCCGGTCATGGCGGAGCTTCCGTTTACCTGCCACGACACAGTCAGCGGCTGAGACGCGTCCACCGTCCCCCCGCCCCGCCCGGCGAAGGAGGAGGGAAAAATATTGGTTGGTTGATAAAGGGCCATGTTGTCCCTCCTGTCTCATGTGAAGATTCTGTCAAACTGGCTGACCCGGACCGTGTCCGGCCCCCACATTGTTTGGGGGATTCTACAGCCCCTTCCGCCGCAGCCCGTTCTTCAGGGCCTGATAGGCCCGCCCGGAGGAGACAGCCTGGGTCTGCGTGGCCGCCACAAAGGGCCGGGGGTAGGGCTGGTTGTATGCCTTCAGGCCCTTCTCCACCACGTCTGACAGGGCGGTGCCTCCCCCCATAGGAAACTGGAAGGGGGCGGTGTTCTCCACCGTCAAGGTATAGGTCCCGGCCCCGTCCCCCTGAACATCAGAGCGCATATTTCTCTGGTCGCCCAACCCACCGTCATCCACCCGCCGGGTGGCCATGGCCATAGGGGAGGCATCGTAGGAGTAGACCTGATACCCGGTCTGTTCCTTCATGATATCCTTCACCTCCTGGGCCACCTCGCACTCCAAAGCGTCCTTAGCGGCGGCCTCCACTCTGCTCAGCAGGGTGGTGTAGTGTGCGGTAAAACTCATCCTATCGCCTCGCTTCTCCCAAAGTCCGATCTGCTCAGGCTCTGGGAGAAACGGGGAGGAATGGGCGGACAAAGGCCGCCCATTCCTCCGTCCTCCAAAGAGCCCGGGGCTTACGCCACCGTCACGGTAACGGTATAGGTAATGCCGCTCTTGCCGGTCTCAGACACGGTCAGGGTAAAGCTCTTGGAGCCTCCAGTGGTGTCCACGGTGTAGGTGGGGGCGGTGTCCGTGCCCCCAGTGGTCACGTCGGAGGCGTCGGTTCCGCCCACAGCCACAGACTGCTCCCCTGTCTTGGCGGCGGTGAGTACCACGCTGTCTGTCCCGGCGGCCACGTTTACCGCCACGGCCCTGTCAGCTCCGCCGCCGGTGATGGTGTTGTCGCCGTCAGGGGCGGGGGTGGTCAGGGCGAAGGTCACGTCGGCGGTGGGCACAGGGGCCGGGGTGCCGCCGGTGACGGTCACATTGGCGGTCACCGTCAGGGCCTTGGCACTCTTAGTGGTGATTTTCACCTCCGTAGTTCCGGCAGCCACGCCGGTCACCACCCCCTGGGGAGACACGGTGGCAACGGCGGCAGCGGCGCTGACAAACTCCAGATTACTCATCAGGGGGGTGCCCAAAGAGCCGTCGTCCATCACGTACTTCACAGGGATGGCGGCGGTCTGCCCGGCGTTCACATCGATGTCGTTCCCGCCCACGATGGCCAGCCCGCTGGCAAACTGGTCGGGGGAGCCGAACAGCTCCAGCACCATGTAGGCCAGCTTGGGGGCGGCGGCGTCCCCGCACTGGATGCCGGCCTCACAGGCCTCCTCGTAGCTCAGGGCGGTGCCGTTCATCACGGTGGTGGCGGGGGTGGTCTGGCTGCCCTCGGTGGACACATCGCCATTGAACTGCAGCCTGGGGATAGTGATGTACAGCGCCCCCACCCGGGAACCGTTCAGGGGATTGTCGGCCACATTCTCGTTGGAGTAGATAGGGATGGTAATCAGGCTGCGCACCACGGCGGGATTCATCAGCGTCTCTACAGAGAACTGCTGCGCGCCGGCGTTCCGGGTGTAGTAGTGGACGCAGTATTTCTTCCCCGCCACAGCGGTAAAGCCCTGGAGTTCCCTGGTGGCAGGGTCGATGGTGTAAGCTGTGCCGTCGTTGCCCACATAGCCGATGATGTCGCAGCCGCCCAGGGGGGCCACGGGGGGCTGGCTCACCGCCAGGGCGGTGCCGGCGGTCTCCGCCACCTCGTCCACGGGTACCACGCCGTTATAGGTCACATTGCCTCCCACCGCCAGGGCCCGCCCCGCCAGGGAGAAGTCGGCGGCGGCCAGGTTCAGGGTCAGGCTGGGGGTGTCGGGAATCTGAATCTGCACCGGGTTGCCGATTCCGGCGTTGATGGCCCCCAGGTTCACCGTACTCTGGAGCTGGTTGGTACTCACCTTGTTGGAGTAGTAGACAAGGTCGTTGGTGACGGGGTCAAAACACTTCACCTCCATCGTGCCCTTGGCAAACAGGGGCCGGTTGTTCAAAGTCGCTTTTATCATGGTGTAGTCATTCCTTTCATCGTTGTTCCACCGCCCCTCTGAGCCGCCCGGACAGGGCGTTCAGGGGTTCGATAGCCTGTGTTGTTTCCTCCCGGTCGTATTTCCAGGAGGGGTAGGGGCTTCCGCCCTTGAATTTCCCCCCGGCGGCCAGGGTAACCGAGGCGATCAGGTGCCCGATTGCCCGGTCCAGGGCTCTCTCTGTGGCCTGAAACCGCCTCACGGTCCAGTCCAGCACCGCCGCCGGGTCCGCCCCGGCCTGGAGGGCCACGGAATACACCAGGCTCTCCACGTCTGCCTTCAGGGGAATGGCGTCTTTGGCGTTCAAATCCCGCCGGGCCTCCAGCAGTTCCTCGTTTTGGGTCTCGTCGGGCAGCTCTAATCCGTTCTGCCGGGCGATGAGCGCCCGCAGCTGCCCAAAGTTTCCGGGGGTAATTTCCCCCTTCCGCTCCCCTTGCACCACCAGCAGTGAGATCAGCGCCTCCCCCTCCGTCCTGGGGTAGATGGGCAGCGCGTTCTCCACGGGGAATCCAAAGGCCAGCGCCAGCATCAGACACAGTCGGCCAAACAGGGGCTTCATTCCATACAGGGCGTGGAGATACTTCATGGTGGCGTAGGGGGCGGGAAAGGTCTGCTGAGAGGCAATTATACTCTCCCGTGCTGCCAGGAACAGGGGGTAGTCCCCCATCTTTACCGGATAGACCAGCAGCCCGTTCCACTCCTCCGGCCCGTCCTGAAACAGTTGTGTCAGCTGCATCACTCCGCCCCCCAGGTCAGGCCCAGCACCAGCCGCCGGCCCACGTTGGTCCCCCGGTCATCGATGGGGTAGGACTCACAGGCGTGATGCTGCCCCCGGTCGAAGTAGAGCGTGCCCACGCCGTTGATGTTCACGCCGTTCAGCGCCTCCAGCAGAGCGCACTCCATGGCCCAGGTCCGGGACAGGGCCGCCCCTGCCGCTCCCTCGTAGACGTTGTTGGTCATCACCTCCAGAATCACCGACAGGTCACAGCAGTGGACACTCCGGGCGACAGTGGTTCCCATGTAGCACCGCAGCACGGTCCGCCCCGTGTACTCCGTCTGGTTGATGTAGGCCTGAGGAAAAATCCGGTAGCCCTTTTCCCGGTTCGGCGGATCGGCCTGCCGCAGAGGGTCATAGACCAGGTCCAGCTTCTGCCGGGGGGTGGGCAGGGCCTCCTCCAGGGGGGCGGTCCCGTCGTGGTAGAGGTACTTCATCAGCCTGGCCCTGGGGTACTGGTTCCCTGCTGGGGGCTCATACCCGGGGAGAGGTAGGTCCATCAGGTACCGGCAGACCTGCCGGGGAATCTCCTCTGCCCCGTTCAGAGTAATGTAGTGCTGCACTCGCTCATAGGGGTAAGTGGGGGAGAGCATCATGCTTCCTCCCCCGTGGGACCCGCTCCCTCGGGCGGGTCATCCTCCAAGGCCTCTGCGGCTGGCCCGCCGAGGTCGTCGGGCCCCACATGCCCCACTGCCTTTTGCAGCTCCTGAAGCGCTTCCGGCGTCGCTCCCATTCTGGCCAGCTCGCCCAGCCGCGCCAGAAGGTCATTTTTCTGAGCCAGTAGGTTTCCGATCTGCCGGTCCAGGATGCACAGAAAGTCGGCATAGTCCCGCAGGATATCCTCCCCGCCCAGGTCCTCCAGCTCCCGTGCCGCACCACACAGCCGGTCGTAATCCTCCAAAGTAAACTGGAACAGAGGTGTCTCCTGGTCCAGTCCTGACACATCTGTAATATGGAGGTAGAACCCGGTGAGGATATACAGCTCCACCAGCCTGCGTCCTATGGTATTCTCCTGCCAGATGGGGGGCGTACCCTCCGCCTGTTCGATGCCGCCGGGGGCCAGCACCTGGGCCACGGCGTATTTCCTGGCCAGGGGGATGTAGGTCTCAGCCCTTTCGACGTCGTCTTTTGTCAGTTTTCTTCGGTCCATGAGCAGTCTCCTTTCCTTCTTGTGCAGACGGGTTTCTTGTGGTCCCTGTGTCTTCGGTAGAACCTGTGGGCCCCGCCCCCCCGGGCAGGTTATCCCCCAAGGTCTCTGCCAGACCGGTGGGCCCGTCTGGCCTCACACTCTCTCCTGAAAAGCGCCGCTGCCCCCCTTGTGAAGGGGAAGTAACTCTCTGGCATATCCGCCACCCGCTGTTTTCATACTGCCGGGTGGCAGGGCAAAGATACTGGTGGGCGCAGTAGGTCCCGTCCTCGCAGAACAGGGCCGGGGACCCTGTTTTTCGCTTCGCCTGCGGGCATTGTTCTCTCACGGTCATAACCTCACCTCGATGTTATTTTCATTGTCGCCGTCAGGGTATTTTCCCCGTCGGTTACGGTAATCACAAGGGGATTTTCGCAGGGATAATACCCCGTCAACGTCAACTCTGCGCCGTTTTCCTCCGCCGAATACAGCCCCTCCGGGCCGCTCACGGTCCAAATCACAGGCCGGTCACTTAGAACGGCCAGGGTAACGCTCTGACAGATGGACAGCCTGTTGGGCACGGCGCTCCCCCAGGCCAGTCCCACTGCCCCCACCGTCACGGCCACGTCGCTGTAAACGGCAGGGTTTTGTTCCAACAAGCACCGGATGGTCCCCGTCCCCGGGAACAGGCCGGTCACGTTTCCCTCCCCATCCACCTGAAGCTCCGGAGACAGGCTCTCCCACCGGTAGGATACCTCCCGGTCCGGGGCCTGCCCGCAGCGCAGGGAGGAGGGGGTAAACCGGGCCGACCTGCCCTCCCCCAGCTCCCGGGGCCCGTCCACCGAGATCACCCAGGAAAACGCCTTCCCATCTGCGATGCCAAGCTCCAGGTCGTCCCGCTGGGTGGGCTGTTGAAAGTAGAGGGAGAAGTACAGTAGCCTCGGGCTGTTCTCCTCCTGGCTGAACTCCAGGATGTAGTCGCTCAACCCCCGCACCGCGTACACTGCCTGTCCCATCACCAACCGATCATTTTCCCGCAGGCCCTCGGTTTCCGGGTTTCGCTGCATCACGCAGTTGTTGTAGTGGTCGGGCAGCCCCTCGTAGATATTGTACTCGTTGGCGTTGGCCCGGGTGGAGGGCCGCTCCACCACGAAGGGCTCCTGAAGGACGTTGCCATAGTAGTCGTAGCGTGTCCACACCCGGTTGCACCGGCGGACCACCGAGGTGGAGAACGCCCCGCCGATATTGTCTGGGTTGTAGGCCAGCCAGCAGTTTTTCCAAAACCAAAGCTTGGCTCCGGTGGGGATGTAATCGATATCCCGCCGGCGGAAGGCCACGGTTTTCCAGTCGGCCTGCCGGCTGTTTTCCGAGATGGAGGCGGAGGGGAAGGTGTCCGCCGCCCGTATCTCATACCAGCCCAATACCCAGAAGTCATCCGGGTCCAGCCCTTGGGCCTGGACCGCGAAGAAGTCGGTGGCATAGGGGGCCATCTTCTCCAGAAAGCGCCGGGCGGGGTCGTCCATATATGCCCGCAGCTGTCCCGTCTCCGCCGGCGTGGGGCCGTTGCCTGCCGGACCGGGAGGTCCCCCCAGCAGGGCGGCGTTGCGCACCTGGCGTGAGATCATCCCTGGCTCACCCGGGCGATCATCGACGCGGCCTCAGCCCGGGAGACCAGGGACAAAGGCCGGGAGCCGTCGCAGATACCCAGGTTTTTGGCCTCATCCATCTCCGCCCTGGCCCAGGCGGGCACCTTGCTGTCTGGGGTCTCAGCCAGCTCCTTCTGGTATCGTGCCATGTACTCCTTCCACTGCTCATAGGTCAGCATTTCGTCATCCTCCTCTCGGTTGTAATCTCTGGCGTCCACCAGCCAGTAGTAGGCGGCCTCGTTGCGGAAGGTCTTGATATCCCCGTTCTGCCGGGCGTCTTTTGTGCTGGCCGGATCGTTAATTCTGATTTTGTTATCCGCCCACCACACCAGCACAAAGTGCCCGCCCCCGGTCCAGAAGCCTTTTTTCATCAGGGCAATCACATAGTAGCCCTTGCGCAGCCAGGAGATCATCTCGTCATGGACTGGGCTGTCCGGCTTGTGGTAGACGCTGGCAGTGTTCAGCCGCCGGCAGCCGATACCGAAGGCCTTGAGCTGGGGCACAAAGTATCCGTAGTAGGTGCCCTGCTTGAGGGCCTTGTACCCGTGGGCCACCGACCAATTACAGGCATCCAGGGGGGTGTAGGTCTTTTCGGTGAGGGTGGAAATCACCATAGCCGCGCAGCTTGGCCCGCAGCCCGAGCCGCCCACCGTGGCGTCCTCCCCCGGAACCCGGTAGGGCTTGTCCTTCCAGCGCTTGTCGTACTGGAGATAGCTGACAGGCTGTTTGTTCATGCCGTCGCCTCCAACTCCTGGTGGAGCTTCAACACAGCGGCTTCGATGGCGTTTTCAATCTCCTCGCTGCTCACGTCATAGCCCTTCTGCGCCAGAAAATCCAGCACATACTTTTTTCGCTTCTCCCCCTCCAGCTGATGGTACAGCTGCTGGGCAGCCATGACGGCAATCTCCACCCACTTAAGCAGCTCCTCCCGGTCCTTGGCGGAGGTGTTGCGCTTAATCCAGGGGACCACAAACGCAGTGATAATGGTAGCCACCAGGGCGATAAACGCGTTGATTACAGGGGTCAAGTCAGTCATTTGAACCATCCTTTCTTATTGCCCATTGACAAAATCGTCTGTTTTTGTCAATAGGTCTATGTTTTTAGGCTTGCTTTTTTCATTCAGCACGGTTTTCAGGCACATCAACAGCAGCTCGCCGCCGTAGAATGCCAGGATTACCCCCAGCAGGGTGGCGGGGTCGTGGCCTGTGCGGGACAGGATGCGCATAGCGTAAGCGGAGGCGGCGGTGCCGCAGATCACGCACCACAGCACCATCCCCTTGGCAAAGAGGTGGGGCACCGCCCGGAGCTTATCCAGCCGTCTTTTCACAGCCCCCACCTCGCCAGCGCCATCCCCAGAACCGCCGCCAGCACCAGCCAGATGGAGTTTTCCTTCAGTTTGTCCAGCAGCTTGTTGGGCTTGTCCTTCTCCGTCTCCATGTAGTCCACCAGCTTCTTCAGCTGGGTGTCAATGCTGTCCAGCTTGGTTTCCAGCGACGTTTTGGCCTGCTCCAGGGCGTTGATCCGCTCGAACATCTCCTTATGGGTTTTGCCGGACCCGTCCCGGTAGCGGTCAAACTCCTTGGCCAGACTGTCTACCCGGGCGTTCACCGGGCAGTCGTTGCAGTTTTCGCTCATGGTATCATCTCCTCTTTGGCATCAAAGTCTCATGATGTAGGCCAGCGCGTAATATGGCGGCATGTTTGGGTGGGGTTGGGAGCCGCCAGCCTCGCGTGTGGCCAGATTCTGTATACCCGCTACCGGATTATACGGTAGCGCGTTTATGTTGTTTGTACCTGATGTAGGAGTTTTATAGACGTTTATTCCATGGGAATGCCCCGGCATCTGTTCCACCGTCAGCGTAACTTCCTCGCTTCCCCCGGTCTCCCCCACCGCATGTGTGGCGGAGCTCCCAAGCACGAACCTCCCACTCAAATCCGGGGTGCCGTTTGTCCCGTCGCACAATGCCCAGCCGTCCGGCACAGCATCAGCCGCACCGGTCCAGATGATTACGCCGCCAGCAGGGATGTTGCTCCCGGGCGGGATTGCCTCAATAGCCTGCTGTATGGCATCGTGCACCTGCTCCATCGTCACCCCGTCTGTCTCATCCGCTGAGACCTTGATAATGTAGCACAGGGCGTAGTAGGGTGGCATGTTGGGGTGTGGTTGGGAGGAGCCAGTCGCAGATGTACTGTTAGTTCTGGCGTTCGCCATAATATTCCAATTGCCAGTTTCCGACAACGCTCTGTTGCTTACAATATTACCATGGCCAATTTCTGTATGACTATGCTCAGGCATCTGCCCAACCGTCAGCGTGACTTCCTCACTGCCCCCAGCCGCCCCAGGGTTATAGGTCCCGCCTGCCCCGAGAACGAAGCGGCCCCGCAGGTCCGGCCTGCCGTCCTGCCCGTCGCAGAGCGCCCAGCCGGTGGGGATATCATCTACAGACCCGGACCAGATTGCGAGTGTTTTGATCGGCACGCCGCCGCTGGCAGGGATATTGCTCATTGCCTCTTGGATTGCGGCCATGACCTCCTCGGCGGTCATATAGTCGGTAGGGGTGGCAGAGGTCTTTTGGATGTAGAGGAGAGTATAATATGGTGGCATGTTGTTGTGAGGTTGAGCATCTCCTGTCGTAGTAGTACGTACATCAGAATACGCAGTCCCAGACTTGTAGCCGCCAGTAATATATACGGAACTAGGTCGCCCTGTTGCTGTCGATTGAACTGGCACGGTATGGTTATGCGATGGCATAGTATTAACTGTTAACTTAACCTCTTCCTCGCCACCCGTCTCCCCCACCGCATGGTTAGGCCCTGCCCCCAGCAAAAACTTGTCCTGTAGATCAAACGTACCATTCTCGCCGTTGCAGACGCTCCAGCCCTCTGGCACATTGTCCTCCGTGCCGGACCATGCCACAACAACCCCGAGAGGTGCGTTGATGAGGAACGCGGAAAAACCGCCCCCTGCGGGCGGGTCGGCCCAACGGGTTTCAAAGTCTCCGTCTGATGCCTTTGTGAGCATCTGCCCCGTGGTGCCACCGGGCGGGACGCCCTCTCCCGGGTCGCCCTGTTTGCCGGGAGGGCCAATGATGTCTACCGGCTCTGGGTTGGGCAAACCGCCGTCGTTGCTCCAGCTCAGAATACCAGCCTCTGATACAGAGGGGATGAACGTGGCGCCGGGGTCACCCTTTTCGCCGCCGCCGCTGCCGCCATCATTATCTTCCATAAGGCTTTGTATAAACATATCAACCGGCGAAAATCCCATTAAACGCTCACCACCATTCCCTTTGTGTTAACCATGTATTTACCCTTGGGGGCTGCAACAAGAATGAGGTCTCCGAATTTTAATTCCTGCTCCGATTCCAGTTGCGCGCGTGATGCTTCATCATCGCAAAACCACAATGTAATTTGCAGCCCGCCAGCTTGGTCCGCATATTTCCCATCTAATCTTCTGTATCCCACGATATTCTCCTTCCACCCCCGCAGGGGAAAGGCTCCTTTGGAAAAGGAGCTGTCACGCGAAGCGTGACTGAGGATTGTCACTTCGCCTGGGGCGAAATGTACGCAGTATCTATAAAAAAGCTCCCCTGCGCCCGCCCACTGTGGTCATATAGGCGCAGTTCTGCTCGTAATTTCGCAGTTCTTCGTTCAGCGTGGCCTCCAGGCTTCTCCTCTTCTCCTCTTGAGCCCTGGTCCAGTTGGCCTCGTTGGGGGCGGTGAAGGAGCGGTCGTTTACCTTGGCCTCCCTTGGCAGCCACGCCGATGTGAAGCGATTCTCCCAAACCGACTGCACACACAACCCCAGAATCCGCTTCATCTCCTGAGTCAGGTCATGTTCAAAATAGCCGTCGGTGTAAAAGTCAAAGTCAAATACCTGCCCCGGCTGAGCGCCCTCCAAGGTAACGGTCCCAGTCTCCGGGTCATACCGGGCGGGGCAGGGGGTCTCAGTAGGGTTTCCATACCGGTCTGTGCCCCTTATCACTGCGCTGCACAGCTCAAAGCCGGTCATCTCTGTGTTTACAGTAATTGTCCCCTCTAATGCCCCCCCTTGCGAAGGGGCGGGGGGATTCTCCTCCTGAGCGGTCCACAAAAAGGAATCGAAAACCGGTTGTGTCCCCTGTTTCAAGTAGGCTACAATCTCTACCGGCCGGTTGAACCGGGGAATGGCTGAGTTTATATAGAGGGACATTTCCCGGAAAAACCGCGCCGGGTTGTTTTTCAGCTTTTCCGTCATTCTGTCGTCGTCAATATACAGCATGGCATAATCGCAAATAATCTCGCTCCAGCCAGTCATGGAAATGTCCCCCTTTTCTTGTTAGTCTATCTTGTTCAGCCCATCCAAAACGGGCCGGAACATCCCCTGGGAGTCGATCTCCTTGGAGATGTCGTTCAAAGGCTCTACCTTCTCCCGGGATACCCGGTTGTCACCTCTCTCATAGGCAGTGATAAACCGGGTAGCGGCGAACCGCTTGTGTTCGGGGCACAGCTTCCTAAACAGGGTGGTCAGAGCAGCTAGGTTCATGTCCAGCAGCCGGTCGAAGGCGTCCATGTCCAGCAGCTCCCCGTCTCGGTAATCCACACCGTAACGCTTGCGCTCCGCCTCAGTCAGTCCGGAACACACGATCAGGCTCCGGTCCCGGAGCAGGGAGCGCACCACAGGGGTCATAAACTTTCCGCCAAACTCCTTCCGGGGAATCTCAATGTAGCCGCCCACCCCGTTGAGAGAGCCATAGTCCCCCAGAGAGGTCACATTGTCCGGGGAGACGGAGGCGATAAAGGTCAGCTCCACCACGCCGTCACCTGGCGCGGATTTGCCCGTCTGCGCAGCTTCCAACTCCGCCACCCGCCGCCGCAGGGTCTCCAGCTCAGACTCCGGGGAGTCCGGCCGGCTGGTTTCAGCACCCCTTGTCAAAGGGGGGAGGGCCGCCGCAGCGGCGGGAGGATTCTCCTCCGCCAGCCCAACGGCGTTATCTTCTGCAACCCCCTCGGGGTTTTTCTTGGGTCTGCCCATACCATTCTCCTCCTTACGCGCCTGTGCCGCCCACGTTGGTGATAACGGCAACCTTGCTGCCCATGACGATCTTGGTGTCCATAACAGCGGTCACGTCGATGTAGATGGACATATCCCCGGTCTCTCTGGGGTTCATCTCCACCAACAAGGGAGAGCCGTCCGCAAAGGCGGTGTAGACCGGGGCGTAGGCGGAACCGGCCCGGCCCGCGATGATAATTATGTCCTTGGGGAACATCATCTCGCCGGTGGTGTTCACAGTTCCGGGAAGCAGGGTCTGCTCGATCTCAAACAGAGGCACGCCGCCCACAACACCCAGAAATCCGTTGCGCATCCACTCCTGGCCCAGACCGTAGGTGAGGGCAGCGTCAGAGGGAGTGCCCAGGGGAAGCACCTGCTGGAGGGCCGTATACGCGCCGTAGGCCACCAGCTGGCTCCGGGGCAGGCGGTTTGCGGCGGACACGCCCACCACGGCATTGGCCCAGTTGGCGGAGTTATAGGTGGTGAACTTCAGGTAGTCGGGCACGTACTGAGCGTTGGCGCCCAGCGTGGTAACCGCCTGAACAAAGTTGGCCATGATCCGGTTGTAATAACCAGCCAGGATGGCGTTGTAGAAGTAGCCGATGTCGTCGTCATTGGCCACCAGCTGGAACCACTTGATCTGAACCCGGCAGGAGTAGGGGTGCGGATTCAGAGTCACCGTGTCGTCATACAAATGGTTGAGAGAGGCTGACCGGGATGCCCCCCAGCTGGAATCCTCAAAGACAAACCAATCGTTGGAATGAACGGTCACCTCCTTGGTCTGGCCCAGAGGTACAGTGGTGGACTCCATCAGCCGCCCGCCCACGTTGGAGATCACATAGGGGAGGACAGGGGTGATGACCTCTTGGACAATACCCGCCAGAGTGGCCAAAAAGGTGCTGTTCCGGGCCAGGGACAGGTCGTTCTTCACCTGCTCATAGCTCTCAGGGGCGGCCTTTCCCTGTACGGCATAAGCCTGGCCGGCGCAGAACATGAGCAGTCTCTTTCGGTGGCCCCCGGACAGGTTTGCATAGGCGGTATTATCCAACTTGGGCTCATACTCTTGGTTCTTGCGGATGGCGTTGGTGGCCCGCCCGTTATACTCCAGGGTCAGCAGCCGCCCGGTGGCGATTAGGTCGCTGCGGGAGATATCCCCCACCTTCTGGCCGTCGTCGGCCACCTTCAGCTGCTCTACAGGAAAGCTGTTCAGTTTCAAACTCATTTTGTTCTCTCCTTCCTTAGCCCGCGGCGGGGCCGTTGTAGTGAGCGATCACCCGGTAGCCCTCACCCCAGCTCCGGGTGCCCACAGTAATGTTGACCTTCTCGGTAATTTCAAACCAGAAGCCCACGCCCGCAGCGGGGACGGCGGCGGAGGCCACCAGCAGGCCGTTGGCGATTGTAGCGTAGATAGTGGTGGTCAGGTCGGTGGGGGCGGTGGAAAAGTTGCCGGAGGCGAACACATACTGCTCATTCTCGATGATCTCCGTAAAGGTGCCGGGGATACCGTCGTCCGGCAGCTCCAGGCCAAAGGTCTGGGCCCCCACCATCCAGGTGTTGATCCCCTGTCCCACCCGGTTCACGTCGTAGCTGTTGAATGCGTAAATCTTGGGGATGGTACCGGTGGCGGAGGGCGCGCCGGAGGCGGCGGCCTCCATGATCCAGGTGTTGCCGTTTTTCACGGTGCCGTATCCGCTGTTGGGCAGCAGTTCCTTCCGGATACAGAGGTAGCCAGAGGGGCAGACCTCGATTTCACCGTCGGCGTTGTGGAAGATACCCGCGATGTTCTGGGTGGCATTGTACTGCATATTGGTGACTTTGACCTCAAAGCCGGTTTTGGGAATACTAGGCATACTTTATTCTCCTTTCTCAGTCCGAAATTTTTGCGATGGCGTCGGCCAGGGAGTCGCCCGTGCCTCTGGAGGCGCTTCCGGTCTCCCAGACGTAGCGGGTGGGCTTGCTGGCGGCGGCCTTCATCTGGGCCTCGCCCACCTTGGCCAGCAGGGCATTCACGGCCAGCTGATCACCAATGAAGTTACCCTCCGCGTCCACGCTGTTCATGTACTTGCCCTCCTTCACGGCCTGGAGTACCTCGTCTCCCAGGGCAGAGTCGAAAGACAGATTCTTCACCGCGTCCTTCAGTTTGGCTTGCACCGCGTCCTCACAGGCCTTCATCCGCCGGGCGTTTTCACGCTCCGTCATGGCGGCCATCTGGGCCTTACAGCTCTCCAGCTCGCTTTTGGCGTCCTCGCACTCCTTTGCGGCGGCCTCGGCCTTGTCGCAGGCCTCCCGGGTTATGTCGCAGAGCATTTCTCCGCAGTCCACCTCCACCTTGTCCGTCTCGTTAAAAGCGTAGACGGCGGACAAAGTGACAGTGGTAATGCGCTCGGGAATCACCACGCCGTGGTCTCGCTCCTGGAACTCATAGATACAGGGGGCACACTCGCTGTTCAGCATCAGCACACAGGTCCCGTCGGGGGTAAAGCCCAGGATCTTATAGCCATCAAACTTGGCCGACAGCTCCTTCAACAGGGTCTTTTTGTTCAATGTTCTCACTCCTTTGTTGTTTTCCCCCCGCTGGGGGCTCTGATTGACGCTTGCCGCTTTCAACTGGATAAACCGCTCCTGCAAAGCGGCAAAAGCCTTGATGTTTGCGCCCGGGATAGCGGGGTCCACCAGGTCGCCCAGAATGGTCACGCCCAGACCTTTCCAGTCCTCGAATACCTCCACGTCTCCGTCCTTCCGGATGTCGAAGATGTCCGTCTCCGCGGAGACCTCCATCCTGCCCTGCCGGGCGATCTTGTCCACCAGCTCCGGGTTGTAGAACCGCCAGAGCTTTCCCCGGGCACAGGCCCAGGTCTCGCCGTCCCGGTCCTCCGTCCAAACGGCGGATGGATTGTCGTAGATGGTGCCCACGATCCGCTCAGCGGTAGGGGAGAGGAAGGAATACCGCGTGTTCCCCTCGCTGTCCTGATATTCCCGCATGTTGTGCCCGTCCCCTATCCGTCCCTCCGGAAAAGCGCAGAGGATAGGGGTGCCCAAAAAGGTTTGGGCGTAGCGCTCCACGTTCCGGTAGTCCCATTTGTTTCGGTTCACCCCGGATCGTAGTACCGCCATCTCCACCTCATAATTTAGGTCGCTGTCCTGTCTCAACACCCGCAGGGTGCCCACGCCTGGCCCGGTGGGTTTGGTCTTAATCATCGTCATCTCCCTCCTCAAACAGAATGCGCACATACTTGTCGAAGCTGGAGGCGCTTTCCCTGTTGTCCCACATAGACCAGGCCTCCAGCAGCTTTGTGCGGTCCCGGCTATTCTGAATCTGGAGGTTTTCTGCCTCCCGGCCCTGGGCGTAGAACTGGAGCTCGTCGGCCTTGCGGATAAACACGGCCAGGGCCTGTTCCACGCTGTCCACAATCTCCACGCATACCCGGAACACCTCATCCAGGTCGCCCAGGGGTTCGTCCAGCTCCGGGGTGGCGGGGTACTCGATCTCCAGCCCCAGCTGGTGGAGGGTGTATCCAAACTCATCAATGCGCCCCGGCTGCTCATGCTCCAGGCTGTGAATGGCGTCGGAGAGGTACTTCATCCCGAAGCGGCCCCACACCACCTCTTTGATGGCGGCGAAGTACCGCTCAGCGTTGAGGAAGGCCCGCATGGCCTCCCGCATAGGGTCCCGCAGGGGAGAAAAGGTTTTTGTCTCGTAGTTGTAAAAATCCCGTTTTTTCAAATTTTTATCTCCTTTACTCCGCGTCCATCATGTCCTCCGTCCCTTCGGCGGTCACGTCCCCGATGTCGATGGATGGTCGGCCGCCTGGGTTGTCGCCGGGGGGCAGGTTGGGATTCTGACTTTTGGCCGTGTAGCTGGTCACCAGGGGCAGGCGCATATTCAGCACCCCGCTGGCCTTCACTGCCGCGCTCATGCTCACATCATCCCCCAGTGAGCGCTTCATCAGGGCATTGTACCGGTACAAATCGGGGAGAATCCCCAGGCTCATGCTCTTGGTCATCCGGTCCAGGTCCTTTTCATCGTCATAGATATTCCCAAACATGTGGAATTTCCAGGTGTATCGCAGATTCAGTGTGGAGTAGGCCCACTCCATCATCCGCTCGAACTGCTGGTAGATTCTCTGGCAGTACTGGCTCTCCAGCTTTACGGAGATGTTCACCGTCCCCGCCCTGGGCTGGTCGGTAATGGGGATCAGCCCGGACAGTCCTGATTTCTCCACCGCATAGGCATAGCCGTTGGTGGAAATCTCTGTGGCGCTTGGGGCCTCGCTCAGCTGGTGGAGCTTCAAATTTTCCGCCGGGGCCAAAAACAGCCCGATGCCCGAGGTGTTGTTCTCCGCCATCATTTGATACCACAACGTCTCAAACAGCAGCCGCCCGCCGTTGGACAGCCGGTAGGCGTCATCCTTACTGGCCGGCTCCTCTTTCCGATAGGGAATCTCACCGGTCATCACGGCGATCAGAGGATTCTGTACCAGCTCCAGCTGCACCTGCTCATACTGGGCGATGGCCAGCATGGACAGATACAGCCCCGTCATAGGGGAGGCAGCAACAGCGTTGGTGTCATCGATCTCAAAGGTCCAAACCTTCTCCGGCGGCAGGGTCACCCAATAGGCCCACTGCCCGTTCTGGATGTAGGTCTCAGGGTTTCCTGGCAGGTCCTTCAGGGTTTTGAACTTTTCCATGTCCACCGCCCACCCCTGCTTGCTGGCAAATACCACTCCCTTCTGGGGCTTCAATACGTCGCTGAACAGGCCCAGATAAGGCTTGAATAGGTCCCCGAACTGCCGCCAGTCGGTGCCGGGCTGGAGGAAATAGAACAAATCAAAGGACACCGTGTAGCCCGACACATTGTTGAATCCCACGATTTTCACCCAGTCGGCGGGCAGCTGCTGCAAAAAGGCGTAGTCCACGCTGTTGCGGCTTTTGTCCGCCTTAAATCGCAGGGTGTAGAAGCACTTCCCGTCTAAAATGGCCTGCCCGGCCATCTTGTGGGCGGCGGCGGCGGGCTGGAGTGCGTGGGATAGCTTATCCAGCAGGGCCGCTTCCCGCTGAAATTCCGGTTTTTCTGCGTCCTCGGGGGAGATATAGGCTGGGGCGGTGTAGTAGTTGTAGGTCAGAATGTCGGTATATACCTGCCGTATCTTGCGCATGGGGTAGGCGGTGGCCTCCAGGGCCCGGTGGGTCTGCCGCAGCATCTGCTCGTGTCCCCCAGGGTACTTAATGGCCTCCGCCACCGCGTCCTTGCCGTACTCCGCCGGGGTAGACTGAATCTGCCGCACCCGCTGGTTCTGAATCCAGGGGTTGCCCGTAGCTCTGGAGTAGGCCGCCATAATGGCATCCATAGGCATTCCCTCATATCGGGCCTCCAGGGCGGCGAATTGCCGCATCATATTTTGCATGTAGTCAGCCGCCAACAGCGTTCGCCTCCAGTCTGGTTCTTTCTTTTTCCAATTCGTCCTCCAGGCGCGCCAAAAAGGCGTCCATGTTTTTCTGGATATCCTGGCTGTCGTTCACGGTCTGCCGGATGATCTCCGTGTTGCACTGGCGAAGCCACAGGGCATCGCCCTCTGATAGCTCCTCTGCTTTCACAGAGATGGAACCGGGGGGTTTTCTGCCTCTGGTATAAACCAGCAGATAGCCAGGTGTGGCCCGGTAGCAGCCGTAACGGGCGGCTCGAGCAATGTTTTGAGAGGTTGGCTTCATGCCAAAAAGTCTGTATTTCATTGCAGTTTCCCCGTCCTTCCCAACACCCTGGGTCTAACCTGCGCCCGGACCGGCGCTTTCATCCGCCCCTCCGCCGCAGCCTTAATGGCGGGCGTCCAGTCGGAGGGGGGGCGGACGGATTGCACCAGATTTTTCCGCTCCAGAATCTGGGCCAGCCGCAGCCCATATTTAAACGAGGACCACATATCCCTTTGAATGGCCTTGGAGATACGCACCTCAGACCAGTTCATTCCAGACATCTTCCGCTTTAGGTTGGATATCTGGCTGCACATCTCCCGGCACTTGGCATATGGGATGGCGATCAGCGCATCGTCCTCCCCGTCCTTGATCCGGTGAAACTTTTTATAGGCCTCCACGCCGTCATAGACGTTGGTGGTCAGGATGTGGATGTTTCCCTGCTCAAACTGGACCTCCGCATACTTCATCATCTCGCTGTCCGGGTCGCCCCGCCCCGTCTCCCGGTAACCGTTGGAGGCCACCACAGGATAGATGACCGGCAGCGCATCGGGCAGCTCCAGGTCTGGATACTCATGGTTCATGCAGCACAGGGGCTGTCCGTCCCCCATGTCCTTCATCAGCTGTTCTGTCACCGCTTTGCCATACTGCCGGTTGTCAATAGCGATATAGCAGGGCATCTCGGCGCCTTCCAGGGAATACCTCCGCCACAGGTCCTTCAAATACCGGGCCTGGGCCGCCGCCTCTGTGGGGTCCATATCGTTGACGTAGACCAGCTGCTTCAGGTAGAAGTCCCGCTTGTACCTGGCAGTCTGTGGGGTGCATTTTGTCACTGTGGTGGCGCACTTGGCGTGCCGTGCCCCCTCCTCATAGGAGACGTCATAGGAGATGATGTAAAAGGCATAGGGGTTTTGACAGTGGTGGGTCTCCATCACCTCTATTTTTTTCGCCTCGGTGAGTACCGCGTCCCGGATCACGGGGTTTTCGGACACACCGGTATACCTGCTCTCCATCTCCCGCATCCACTCCTCGGCAGACAGCTTCCGGCGCAGGTCTTCCGCCCAGCTCAGGTCCCGAATGCCGGACAGCACCGCCACCTGCCAGGGAATATCCAGGATGTAGGCGCTCCTCCCGGCCCGCATGGCTTTCAGGATGTCGCAGCGGTATTGAAATGCCTCGTTTTGCTGCCGACAGGCGGAGGTAATGTAGTGTTTTTTAAAGTCCAGGTGGTTTGGGTCCGGCTTCCTGTCCACTTGGTGGCGCAGACGTACCGAGGGGAGGACAATATTGCGGTAATTCCGGTGGTCAAACAGGGGCTGCTCCTCCTGCCCCACCTCCTCACAGAGGACCTGATGGCAGTTATCGCCCCGCATGGTGGCGATCCGGAACTCGGAGTGTAAGCTTGTGACCAGCTCAAAGGTATCCACTCCTCCTTTGGTCTTAAAGAAGTGGTCCGTCAAAGCGGGGTAATTTTTCTCGATCTGGGTATAGGTCCCGTCGGCGATGTCGGCGGTCTGCTTCAGCGAGGGGCCGAAGTACCGGATTTTCTCCCCTGGCCAGCGCAGGCAGTCGGCCATTTTAGAGAGCATGGCGTTGTAGGTTTTGGTTGTCCCCCGGGAACCGGTAATAAAAACCTCGCCATATCGGGCTAGAATCCGCTGGATCAGTGCCTGTACCAGCGTCAGGCCATAGTCCGCCTCCTCTCCCAGCAAAACCGCCAGCATCCTATCGGGATACCAGGTCCAGTAGGAGATCAGCAGCGCCCAGTTCTCCCCGTCCTCTTCCGCATAGTCCACGGGCCGCTCAATCCCGCTCTTCACCCATTGATGGAGGGTGGTGTTCCATTTCTTACCCGCTGCCATTGGCTTTTTCTCTCTTCAGGGGTGGAAGACCCATCTCCTCCACCAGTTTCCGTTCTCTTTCCAACATCTTCGGCTCCAGTTCACCGAACATGGGGTCCACCTGGAGGGAGACCGGAACCTCCCCCAGCTCACCAGCCCCTTCATTTACCCGGATGGTATTGATAATGGCCATTAAAATATAGTCCAGCATGTCATGACTCATCGGGTAGTGGGCGTGGTCGGACTGGAGCAGCGGAAGCAGTTCGTCGTAGGGCAGCAGCTTCCCGTTTTTCGACATCCCGTGGCGTTCCAGCGCAGCCACCACGGTGTCGATTTTCTTGGCCGCCAGGGGGGCCTCGTCCTTTTTCCGCATCAGGTTGTCAGCCTTCATCTTGGAGATGACATCGTAGGTGGTTTTTGCCTCTTTGATCTGTCCCTCTGCCAGCTGTTTGCTATAGAGCAGTTGGAGCTTGCAGGTCTCCCGCAGGTTATACTCCAGCTCATCGTCAATCCCGCTGTTCTGATACCCCTTGGACTGGATGCCATAAAGCCGGTCCAGCTCCTTGTACTCCTCCGTCTTATAGGACAGGCCCCAATTCTTCCGCTGGGCCCGGGTGCCCTCCAGCTTCTCGGCCACGCCCCTGGCAGTCAGACCTCCGGCAAAGGCAGGGAAACGGGGGACCTTGCCGTCGAAGATGACTGACAGGTCGGTCATACCGTCAGAGAAGGCCGCCGGTTCTCCGTTGTCGGTCACGTCCTGGTCCAGCATTTTCAAATTTTCCAGGTACATCTTCCAGGTTTCGCCGTCCACATTCCGCCGGGAGGGGACAGCTTCTGGGACGAAGGGGAGATTATAGGCGGCACAGCACAGATAAAACGCCATATCCACGCCCACGCGGTCTACAAAGTCCTCAAACTGTCCGCTCTGGCATTCTTTGCAGTAGTGCACAAACCGGGTCTCCTTGTACCAATCCGGTGTGGCCAGCACCCCAGTCTCCATAGTCAGCAGGGTACCGCAGTGGGCACAATGGGCCATGATTTCTTCATCTGGAGCCGAATATTTTCTGCGTCCTCGTGCCATAACGTTCCCCCTTTCCAGAAAAAAATAAAAAAGGGCCATAGACTCAGAGAAAACTCTAAGCCTATAACCCTAGTCGGTTCTTCTCTCCCGCCCAGTTGCGGGGAGGCACGATATTAAATTTCCTGAGCTTTTACAAGCCTTACATAGATTTCTTGTACTTTCCAGCTTCCGTTGGCGATTCTCACGCGGACTTCGCCCTCGTTGTTGGCAACCTTTTCAATCGCCTGTATGATATCAGGCGGCATCCTATAGTCCGTTTTTGCCATATCAAGGCCCCGCCTTTTGCAATTATACTTTTATTTTACTCGATATCAGGTGACTTGTCAACATAAAATGAAATATTTTATCCCGTCAGTTGCACGTTGTGCTTCAACCGCTGTATTCCCATGTCTACCGGTCATTTACTTCATAAAATATATTCTTGCGTGCTGACTTATATTTTATGAAGTATAAAGCACAAAAAATTAAAGGTTAAAATCATATTCGATATGTCTGTCCTTATACAGTCTGATTTCTTTAATTAAAATCCTCCAAAAATCTCTTTTTTGTTCCTTTGATAGCCCTAAATATACATCTTTCCATCCTTTTGACAATATAGTGTCCACCTTTGAGAAGTCCGGTTTTGTGGATTTTTTTATCGCAGATTGGAGAAATTCTATTCTCTCATTACACTCCTCACATTTTTCATTGCATTCTTCTCTGGATATAAGGCCATCGATATAAAGATTTTTCAGTCTCTCGCATTTCGCTTTTAAACTGCTAATTTCCGTTTTATAAGACTGTTCTTTTTCTAATGGGTAGATATTTTCGGCTGCAAGCTTTATCTGACGCATTTTTTCGTCTATGCTATCCAACAAATATGTTTCTATTTTTCGCTCCAGCATATTTGTGTTGTTTGTACATCCGGAGATACGCATATAATGAGACGTGCAGTTGTAAAAAAATGAAGCTTGATTTGTGTTGACACGTCCGCCCATTCTCCTCCCACATTCACCGCACGAAATTAGGCCGGAAAAAATATAAACTCTGTTTTTTGTCGTTTTCCGGACGATGTGTTTTCTCATAGATTGTATCTTATCAAACTCCTCTTTTGTGATATAAGGCGGTGTCATGCCGTCCACATCGAAATAATGCCCATAATAGCAAGGGCTGGAAAGCATTTTATGCGCAAGCTGATAATATATCCGGAGGCCGTTTTCCAGGGCGGGCTTCATGGCCTCTGAGACAGAGCCGCATTCCAGGTATCTTTTAAAAAATGCGGAGACTGCCTTTTCCTTTTCCGGGTCTTTGATAAACTTTTTCCCTTCCAGCTTGTAACCGGTCGGGCAGTCGCCGGTAAGCGGTTCCCTTTTCTGCCGCTTTAATTCGTTCACAGCCTTAATACGTTCTGAGGTGCGGTCTGCTTCGTCCTGGGCAACGCTCAACATGATGTTGATCTTCAAACGTCCAGACGCAGTTGTTGTATCATAATCTTCCTGTATGGTCTTCCAGTCAACGTGATATTGCTCCAGAATTTCCTGGACTTTATAGTATTGTGAAATATTTCTAAACCATCTGTCCAGCTTTGTGAACGCTACCATGTCCCCCTTGCCGTCCCGTATATCGTTCAGCAGCCGTTGCAGCTCCGGACGCTTAGAGGCCGGTTTCCGGGCCGATATGCCAGCGTCGATATAAGTGTCCACAATCTTGTGTCCATTCTGCTTTGCCCATTCCTGGAGTGCAACCGCCTGAGCCTCGATAGACAGCCCATGAAGGGCCTGTTCTTCTGTGCTGACCCTGATGTATAGAAACACCCGCTTCACTTGTATTTCCTCCCATCATCATGTATAATGAGAGGGAAGTAGGCCCGTGAAAACTTACTTCCCCCATAGCCGCTTCCGGTGCTCCAACACCGGGGGCGGTTTTTATTTATGGATTGCATTTCCCGCAAGGATCATAACCCTTTGATATTGCGCCATCCCGTGTTCCGTTGTATGTAGAATAATTTTCCGGGGCTATCTTGGCCACAGAATTACAGCTCGGACGATGGAATTTCATAGTATTGGTATTCAGCACATAGTTTTTTGTGGTTTCCTGCTGAGACGGATTATCGTAGGTATTGAAATTATCTCCATTTCCCACTTTTCCTGCACTACTATTATCAGTGTTTGGCTCTTGAGTATCCGAGGTTGCAGGTGGCTCCTCTTTTTTTTCGTACTTGTCAAAAGTGATCTTTCCACCCTGTGCCAACAACATCAAATCATCGTTGCTGTCCCTGAGATACAGCGTTGTCTCCTTTGCTGGTGCTTCAAGCTTTTCGCTCATTCTGGCCTGGGCAGAAATCATACACAGCTGAACGCTTTGCCAGTCCTCTGGGGCTTCCGTTTGGTCATTCCGGTCGCTAACGCCATCTACCGAAACAGTAATTTCGAATTTTGAGGAGGACTCCTTAAAATCCGTCACATCCAATTCGAATTGCTTTGATAAATAATCTTGGGCTATTTCTTCCGCTGTGGGGCCTTTGTTTTCCTCTGGCGATGATGTATCAGAGATGCTCCTGGCTGGCGGTGCCGGCTCCTGCTTGGGTTCGCCTTTGTCATCACCGCCGCCGAATATTGCACCTGCCGCCACAAGAGCAACGACAGGCCAAAACCATATCCTTTTTGTGATTGGCTTTTTTGTTCCGCCCGATCTTCTACGCATTATGGCACCTTCTCTTTTCTCCGCCTGGGGCGGTATTTTATCTCCTTTTTCTCTTATTTGTTCCAAACAATGCTTTCCACAACATGTTTTGAGCCTTCCGCTTACGACCGGCCTTTGTGGTGGGAATCCCGGTCGCTCGTGCAAACTTTCTCTCTAAAAATACAAATCAACTGCTAAATTTCCGTGCGTGTACCAACAGACGGCCAGACGCATAAAATCTTCTGTCACTTCAAAGTGTTCAGCCAAATCGTAAATGCTTGTATGTCCATCTGCTACTGCTTTGTCAAGCTCATCGGCCGGAATCAGCCTCTTGATTGCCCATTTGTTGGCTTTGTATTCGTGCTTTTCCACCAAATCATATGGGCTGCAAACCTTGTGTGTGGCCCCTGTGCAGATATGCCCACCTTCGTGGGCTACAATGACCGTCTCCTCTGCTAATGTGTCGATGCTGCCAAAATCCATAAACACACCATATTGACCATTTATCTCCAGTGTGGCGGCCTTTTCTCCATCCATATTCCAATGATAGAACTTGGTGCCAAGAGCGTTTAAGTCACTGTAAAGCCTCAGAATGATATCCAATTAAATCACTCCAAATCTAATATATTTATATTAGTCTGGTGACGTTTTCCCAATCAGCCAATCGCTTTCTGGCTTTGCAATCAATCTTGCATTATTATAAGCCATATCAAGCGTTAAACAGGTATGCCCTGTGTATATTCCGCCTTCTTTTCCAACAGCTAAGGACAAATCTACAACAGATGGGTCACCGAGGCTAATTGGGATTAAGAATTGTATTTTCCCCTTGAAATATTGAGGGACAGCTGCTTTGTAGTTTTCTTTGATTCTGATCTTTGCGTATTCAAGGGCCAGTCCCATAAACATCATAGGCAAGTTACTTGATTCGCGATATTTTTCCGGTATTCTCATTTTATTGGTTTCGTCGTCTAAGATGTGGTCAATATTTACACGGAGGTCAAGCCGGGTGTCATAGATTAAATCTTCAAAACTGTTAAAATAAGAGGCCCTCTTTGGTAAAACAGCAATTTGGCGAAGTTCATATTCTGATTTTTTGTAAAATCCATTTAATTGCCATTTTGCTTTTCTTCCGGGCTCATTCGGGGTTAAAAATGCATAGATCGGCTCAAAGTTTTTTGTAAAAAGTCCAGTGTCAAAACATAGATGATTTTCGGATTCTGATATGTAGTGATGATCTGGAAAATTGTCATTTAACTCCATTAGCCGCATGAATGTGTGGTTAATGTAATTCACCAGAATTTGATGCGGGGTGTTTTGTGGATCGGTCAGAAAATCCCATCTCTCCTCCCTGGCAAGGCTGACCAGATTTTCTATTTGCGCTCTGAAGTTAGGCCGGTATGCGAAATCAAAAAAAGTCTCTCTCTTCAAAATGGAAGCACCCCAATACAAAAATTTTCATTGACAGATTAGGTCAACTGTGGTAAAACTATATGTGCAAGGGCTAGTGGACGGTGACCTTGCATATTGATTAATGTCCACGGACAGAAAGCGTCAGGCTTTTGCCTGTGGGCCGCCCTTAGTAGGCGGCCCTTTTCTATTGCCCTTCTTTATCCAGCTCTGCTTTCATAAACCGGGCCATCTGGAGAAGCATGTCCTTCTTTTCCTGGGGCAGATTCTTCGTCTCGTTGTGCATGGCATAAGTGAAATCGTCAAATCCAATCTGGCGCTCACCCTCCGGGGTGGGCGCTTTTTCTGTTTCTGCGCCTAAAAGATAATCTGTGGTGACACCAAAGTAATCCGCAATTTTCTGCAAAGTATCACCTTTAGGAGTAAGACCTCTCTTTTTCCATGCTGTCCCAATGGTTCTACTCAGTCCAATTTCGACGGTTGCTTTAGTCACACTAACGCCCTTGCTTTTACACAATTCAGAAAATAGGTCATAAAACACAAAACCGACCTCCGATTTTTGTGCAAGAAGTAAAAGCTTACTTTTTTAGGCTATTCGCTTGACATGCTTACCTAGTTAGGCTATACTATGAGCGTACAGGCCGAACAAGTTGAGCGGATTTTGAAAAGTAAGCTGTTCTTGCTGATTTTTTCTGCAAACAAATGATAGCATAACAGCTTACGAAGGTCAACTATTTTTTAAGGGGGTGGCCGACTTTTGTAGACTTACCCAAAATTCAGGATATGCATTTGTATAATGCGAAGAGGGTGATAACTTACATATCTAAAGCCAGCCGAACCATCTGCTTTTGCTTGTCTGTTGCTTTGTCGTATGCTTTTGCAACGTCTATTGCGACCTTTGACAATTCACTTTCCGGGGTGGGCGCTTTTTCTGTTTCTGTGCCACCAAGCAAAAAATCCGAGGTGACCCCAAAATATTCAGCCAGCCTGCCAATTGTCGCGCCATTTGGTAATCCGCCATTTCTCCACTTATTCCAAGCGGTTCGACTAATGCCGCAGTCAATACACGCTTTTTGTTTGGATATTCCTCTGGAAGCACAAAGATTTATAAATTCATCATAAAACACAAAAAGCCACCTCAGTTTTTGTACAATGCGCAGAAAGCAACCTAAGTAATCAAAATTGCATTGACAAGCAACCTCAGTTGCTCTATAATAGCGATTGTAAGGCAACTTAGGTTATCTTTTCTGCTATCTTTCCTGACAAGAAGATAATACATCAAAAGACTACCTAGGTCAACACTAAATTCAAAAAGGAGGTAACTTTTGTATACATGCCCAAGTGGAGGGGGGTGAAATTGTGGATGTTGAAAATGTCAAAACAGCAGAGTGGCCATCCGGGCCTGTTGGCCCAAAAGGGCCAAAGGGTTCTCCTGGGCCTTATGCAGCGGGTAATGAATTGGAGCTGATCTCATATATCACCAACATATTTATTGCCACGCTGAACAATGGCTACACATTCCCTATGGGAGACGGGGTAAACCCGCAGAAAGCGGTTGATGAATATGCGCTTATGCAGGCCATAGACTTGCTTAAAAATTACCATGCGTTACTCAACCAAAATCTGTTTGAACTGATTCCTCCCGGTTTCTACCACATCAGCCGAGAGCAAAATATGGTCGAGGGCGTCCGATAGCGGCATTTCATCAGTCAGGGTATGCAGGTAGAGAACGATTTTCCATAAATCCGGAAATTCTTGAAGGATTGGGAAAAGCTCATAGGCAATCGCGGCATTCATCCTCCTGTCATAGCAATCTTCTTTTAGGTGAGCTATATGGTCGGATATGTAAAGTGAAATCGGCTTTTCCCCAATACTTAAGCGATTTGCTTGACATTCTGCCACATACCATTCCATTCGATCGTAGTACCCACTAAGTTGTTCTATTGGATTTTCTTTTCCGTGCTCCAAAACCTTTAATAGCACATACCAAGACATTGCTTGACACAATGTTTCCTCAAACCAGCGATAAGTTTCGCACACCTTCTCTGGAACAATGAAGTGACACAGTTCATGGGAAAATTGGTGAATAGCCTGCGGAGGATATTCATTATTTGATGAAATAACAATCAGATTGTGTTCTCTTATCGTCATTTGGTCGTTGAATGCAGGCAAAACAGTGAGGATTTCATGAGAATTAATTTCGGCCTCCTGAAACAGGTCAATGAATATTCTTCTAACCTCGCTAAACATAATTGCTAAGCCTTTTGTGGCGGTTTCATCCGATGCCTCCTGAGCACTTGTAAAGACTGCCCATGATATTTCGTTTTCGTGGAAAATATAATAGCTTTTCATTCAAATCACCTCAGCGGTGATTATACCAAAAGATACCAACGTAATCAAGAAAGGAGGGGTTATATGCCCGCGAAATGGACAGCAGACTTGATCGGTGAAATGCACCTGGCCGGTGTAACCGCAAAGCAGCTTGCGGCAGAGGTCGGGTGGCATGACAAGTACCTGAGCGCCGTGATGAACGGCCACCGTGAGCCGAAAGGCGCGGAGGCCGCACTGAGAGCGGCATTCCAGCGGCTGGTCGAGAAAAACGGCAAAACGGCGTGACCGGCCAGATCCAGGACAGTGCGGAACCTGACAGGAGCGATCCTATCATTGCACGTGTCCGATAAACCGGACTATCAGAACGCAAGAAACGGCGGGAAGGGGGTGAGATGATGAACGCTTCTGATATTCAAAAGGAACTGCGTGAAACCCTGCTGGAGTTTGTGAAGCGGGCCAGCGACAAAAACGCAACCGCCGCAGAGGTGGAAGCTCTACCGGCGGTTGCGCAGGTGCTGAAAGAGATGGTCACTTGACTTCGGCGTCTTGTGAGAGTTTTAAAGCTTTGTTGTAGATTGCCTCAAAGAAATCCGCTACACATTCTCCGTTTTCTTTGTCAATTCTGAGGTTTGTCCCGCTTAGACAAGCGATAGCGATTTCTTTTGCGGCGTTAAAAGCAAATTGATTGATTGGCTCCATATTATCACCTCCTTTCCCTCCCGATTTTACCACGGTGGAGACGGAGGTGCAAGAGCGAGCGGGGGAAGGGGGGTGAGGAAATGCTCAGTTTATTTTTCTTTTGCACAACGGTTGTGTGTGCGATCGGATGGCTCCTGTATTGGGTTGGAGTGGCCGCATTGGCCAAGTACATGGAGGAAAAGGGCTACAGGCCCCCATCT